ACATATGAAAAAACAAGGCTTGGAGATATATTGGAACATGATGTTGATGAAAAATATACTATAAGCGATGCTTTGTGGGAAGGTCATCAACGAAGAAAACAAGAACATAAAAAAAAGGGAAACGGTTTTGGGTATTCATTATTTAATGCAGATTCGGAGTATACTAATACAATTAGTGCAAGATATTATAAAGATGGAAGTGAAATTTTAATCGAACAAGGTGTTGGTGAAAATCCGAGAAAATTAACTCCGAGAGAATGTGCACGATTACAAGGATTTCCAGAAAAATTTATAATAACTGTATCAGATACACAAGCATATAAGCAGTTTGGAAACTCAGTTGCGGTTCCTGTGATTAGAGCTGTAGCAAAAAGAATGAGAGCGGAAATGAAGACTCTGCCAATTAAGGAGTGATTTAACTAATGAGCAGCAGCAACATTATGTTACAAGATTTAGGTAAACTTGTAGAAAAAACAAAAAATGCAGTAAAGAATAATTTTAATTATGAGGATGTTGGATTAAGTGAAGGATTTAAAAAGGCTTTTGCAGACAACATTGCTTCTGGGGGGAATACTATAGAATACTTGGAAAATACAGCTATTATTACAACCTCAGCGGGGCTAAAAATATATCTGCCAAATCAGTGGTTTGTTCTTGCAACTTATCCGGTTGAACTTATAAAAGAAATAATAAAATATAGAAGCTATACAGAACGAATAATAGATTGCAATGCAAATGCTTTTGTAGGAAGTAGTGGAAAAGTACTTGAAAAAAAGGAAATTTATAAAAATTTGAAGAGTACAGAAGAAAGTGACTTGTCAGAGCAGTTTAAGCAGCTTACGAAAACATTTTTATTAGAAGAAGGACAAGAGGAAGGTATCGTTGAGAAAAATTGTGAGTTGTTATATAGATTTGTTTCTGATGATAAATGGTGGTTAGGAGGGAAAGGTATAGAACGAACAAACGATTTTTATGTTTCGCCTATACTAAGTGTTTTAAATCTTGTAAATGCAAGCCAGTCCTATGTGGCAACCATTACATATGCGTATGTAAACGATGAAAAATTATATACAGAGTTGGAAACGATTACAAATGCAGTTACAGATGAAGAAGTATTTAATCATGGGTTATTCGGAATACACATAAAAAAGGAAAATGATGCTTTGTCAGAAGAAAATCCTCACATTTGTATTGGATGGTCTGGATTAGGAGATTTATCGAATATTAGTACTCGAGAAGAATTAGCTGCTTTATATGATGCAAAAATTGAAAAGAATAACAGAGGAAAAGGACAAGATATTGGGCAGATATGGAGATTCCTATATGATATGAAAATTGGAGATTATGTGATTTTTGCTGAACATTCTGTGTTTCATATCGGTCGGGTTGAATCAGATTATTATTATGATGATAGTAACAATCCAAAACAAGACAGTGATTATACAAATAATAGAAAAGTGGTATGGCTGAGGAAAAATCTTAGTCGGAGTGAATTATCATCTAATATGCATAATTCACTAAAAACAGCTATGTCTATATGGACACTAAATGATTATAAATCTGCAGTTGTAGATTTATTAAGGGGAACGTATGTAAAGGATGGCATTACAGAGATGGAAAATGAATATACAGAGCTTGTTTTCAACACAGGATTTAAATCAAAGTATGAAAGAAACCGTATAGTATTTGGTGCTCCGGGTACCGGAAAGAGCTTTGGATTAAAGAAAGATTGTGATAATTTATTGAAGGATACAGATGGATCATATGAAAGAGTTACATTTCATCCAGATTACTCTTATTCACAGTTTGTTGGTACATATAAGCCGGTCATGGACATAGATGGAAAAAGTATAAAATATGATTTTGTTCCGGGTCCTTTTATGCGTGTGTATGTAGAAGCACTAAGAAGTGGAAGAACAGATAATCCTCAACCGCATCTTTTGTTGATTGAAGAAATTAACAGGGCAAAAGTGGCTGCAGTATTCGGAGATGTATTTCAACTACTTGATAGAGATGATACAGGGATAAGCGAATATGAAATTCAAGCATCTGAAGATATCAGAAGATATCTTGCAGATAAGCTAGGTGGAAATCCTGATAATTATCAAAAAATACGAATTCCGAATAATATGTTCATTTGGTCTACAATGAATAGTGCTGATCAGGGTGTATTTCCAATGGATACTGCATTTAAGAGAAGGTGGAATTTTGAATATTTAGGTATCAATAAAAATGAAGATCAGATTTCTGGTATTGGGAAAATAAAACTGGCCGGAAGCGATGACACCGTTGAGTGGAATATTCTCCGCAGAGCCATTAATGCAAAAATGTCATCAGAACAGTTCAAAATTAATGAGGACAAACTAATGGGGCCATTTTTCCTTTCCAAGAAGATTATTGCATCTGATGAAAACGGAATGATTATTAATTCTGATAAATTTGTGGATGCGTTCAAAAGCAAAGTAATCATGTATCTGTATGAGGATGCAGTAAAACAAGGCAAACATAGATTTTTTGACGGGTGTGATAGCAGTAAATATTCATCGGTGTGCGATGCTTTTGACAAACTTGGAATGGGCATTTTTGGAGCAAACTTTAAGGAAAATTTCTATGATGAACAAAGGGATGAGATATAATGAAAGTCGTTTCACAATATGTCAGGGAGCAGAAACGTTATACAAAAAATGATCTTAAAAGTAAGTTTTCTTTTGATGAAGACGGAGTGGAAAAATTTATAAAAAGCCTTAAAGCCTATGGTGTTTTGAAAAGTGTAAAAAATACTGATGATCAGCTTGCAATGTCAGATCTCATGGATGATGATGTGGAAATTACTGATGAGACGGCTGAAAGCGGAGATTGTTTGTATGTGTTTACATATGTAGGAATTATTACCTGTGGAAGTCGTGTCATCAAAGTATATCCCAAATATTTATTATCAAAGAAAGATGAAGATCTTCTGGGTGAGATGAAACAGATTCTTAAAGTATTGGAACGATATAGCCGATCGGAAGAACAGATTATCAATGTTTTTAATGGAGATGGAGAGAATAGGAGCTTTAATATTCTTGCAGTAATTCTTTTTCTTATAAATGATTACTATGAATATGGTATTTATACGAATAGTGAAGATATTGTAGAAATAAATGGAGAAGGAGATATTCTTTGGGGAAAAACGATTGATGAAAGTTTTGCACTAATAGAGGACAACCGTCCGTATTATATGGAATTGTATACGGGTAAATCTGTAGAAGATGATACCGATTATTTCAAAAGATTGCATGAGTGTGTACTTACAGAATGCTCTAGACAGCTCCAAGATGCTCAGTTGGATATACTGTTTGATATGGATAGTATAGAATTATCTGAGGAAGTATTGGATGATTTTGGGGATAGAGAATATATTCTTGAAAGAATTATCAAAGAGCTGAATCTTCAGTTTAATACCCATAGGCAAATACTGCTAAAAACATTGTATGCATATGTATCGCAGGATAGGAAGATGCTTGATGAAAATGATGGTATCAGTATGTATGGAACGACAGCATATCACGCAGTATGGGAAAAAGCATGTGCAGAAGTATTTGATAATAAACTTAATACGATACTAGGACAGTTGAACATGACAGTACCACTTGCGGAACAGTATCAAGGGAAAAAAGAAAGACATCTAAAGTTGATTGATATTATAGAAAAGCCAATATGGCAGGGTATTGATACAGAAGCTAAAGCAGCAGATACATTGATTCCTGATTTGATTAGCATTCCTTGTATAGATGGAAAAGATTGGTTTATCATATTTGATGCAAAATACTATAATATTCAACTTGAGAAGGGAAAGTCGCTTCGAGGGAATCCCGGTGTTGGGGATGTTACAAAACAGTATCTATATCAGTTGGCGTATAAAGATTTTATAGATGCACATGGGATTACGAAAGTGAGAAATTGTTTCCTAATGCCGACAGAGAATAATGAAATTGTAAAAAAGGGTATTGCAAAGATGGCTATGCTTGAAAGATTGGGATTAGAAAACATACAAATTCGACAAATTCCGGCAGGCAGATTATATGAGTTGTATTTAACGGGCAGACATATGGATATTTGTGAATTGATGTTATGATGAAGGATTGACAAAAAGAACGTATGTTCGTATAATGAAAGTATCGCTACAGAAATACCAGGCAGGGAGTTGTTAAGCAGACCAATCAATATAGTTCCGGTATTGGAGGTGTAAATTAACAATGGAGTTAGAAGAGTACATTAAAGATGCTACGGATGAGGCAATGAGTGATTACATAAAATCTGAAAAGTATAAAGAACACAAGAAACAAATTAATGATTTATTACGGAACATGAGAGAAAATCTTTCATCAGAAAAAATGATTTTACTGAATCAGCTATTGGATGCAATATCGGTATGTGATGGAGCATTTGCATCAGAAGCGTATTTGCAGGGCGTTGTTGAAGGAATTGCGTTGTGCAAAAAGAAGATTAGATCTGTTTGAAAGAAAAGCTGATGCACACCTTGATGAAGGTAGTGCATCAGCTTTTTTCTATTCACTTTTATTGTCCAGTGTTTTATTTTTTAATGCAATTCCACTTACAACACCACGAAGATAGGCGGCGGAAGCAAAATCACTATGTTGTTGTCCCAAGACATTTACTAATCTGTTTAAGGTTGAAACTTGATCTGGGGTCAATTCGGAACGCAGAGAATATAGAAGTTTTTCGATTTCTTCTCCTTGTTGCTTGTATGTTTCGGTAGTCAGGTAATCTTTCATTTCATCGTCAATGGCATCTTTTATATATTCTTCAAGCATTTTAATACCTCCAAATGCTGCTGTGATATTTGCGGGTTACGTTATGCGAATATCATACTGTCAGCATCATCGGTATCCAGACCACGAATCTGGTTACGGTGAAGATACACATTTCGGAGTCGATATGAATAATTCCGAAATGATAAGGTGGCTGACTTGGCGATAGGAATGAATAAAACTGCTTTCATATATGCGTGCAGGGAGCAGCAGGATGAGCGTCGATCCTCCTTTGTTCTGTGATATAAGAAATCATGCATGAAAGCGATTAAGCTCATTAGATGTTCATGGACTTTATCAATAAGCTCATCAATAACATTTTCTACAATTTCATATACCAGTTTATGTAAGGCATCATGGATAACTTTTATAGAAAATGTGACTTCTTCGTTTGTTTTTTTAATAATCATCCGAGATTCTTCCATACGCTAAATTCACCTCTTTTCTTTGTTGAGTCAAAAACTCTATATATTGTGGCATGTATTATTATAATACACAATATATAGAGTTTCAAGGGTTAATTGTTATGCAGCTAATCCAAATAATTCTAACATTCGGATTTCGACTGGTTCGTAATCAGCGGGACCATATTGTAGCCACTTATGATAATAGCACATGGAATAGTATGCTGCTTGGATGGATAGGTCAAATTTAACTGCAACATCAATATAATCATCGCATTGTGCATAATGAATCAATGGTGGTGGCGCAATACTATATTTTGCAAAAAAGTTTGCTTCCGCTTCTGCGAGTTCACTCTCTTGGGTATGATCTAACCGGATATGCCCAATTTCATGAAGGATTGTCCAACGTTGGCGTTCGTGGCTGTTTTCATCATTATAAAAAATAACCCACATAAACATACCAGAGACTTTATCCTCTACTAACATATGAAAGCCATCCATACTGATGTTCATAGCGGTTACCAATTTTTTTCCCTTTAATTTAGAATAGGGAACTAATCGGTAATTTAGTCTTCTTGCAATTTCCATGCAGTCGATGGGGTATGTGGTTAATCCGCATTCTTCATACATATCGACTACATTTTCTTTAATGTTTTCATATTGAGAGTCGCTCAGATACAAAAAATCAGTCCTTTCTTAGTCATCTGGCTCAAGAAGGGCATTAATCAGTTCGTTTCTTTGTTTCCGAGTCATTTGGGATGCGTTACGTGCAATGAGTCGGTGGATTTTGTAATACTCACTCTCAAAATCGCCAACTTCTTCTGTACCTAATAAATAGTCGGAAGTTGTGTGTAATGCGGTGGCAATATTAGCGATGACAGGACCTTTGGGGGTACGATCATTGCTGATATAGCGAGACATGGAAACTTCGGTAACACCTACTTTTTCAGCCAATTCTCTTTGAGTCAAACCATTTTTTTCTAATAGTTCAGCAATCCTACCTCCTAATGTGTTTTCATTCATCTCTTAATTACCTCTTTCTAAATTGAATTTGCATATGCTCTGCAGGGCTCTTGCGGCTCTTGCGTCTTTGGCATTTTGCAGTGTATGGCTTCTCGTTTTTTGGGAATATTGTTTGTCAGCACTTTAGTTTATTGAAAAAATATATTCAATTTGGGAGTGTGCTATTACCGTTCCCGATGGTCGTTTAGCTCCAACTGGCTTGCTCTTATGACTGGCTCATTTTGTCCTTGCACTACAGCAATCATACAAATACTTCTTGCATTCTCTTTTGTGTAGTATAATATAAAATTTTAATCATAAAAAATAAAAAAGGAATACTGAACTATTTACCAAAAATATATCATAACTTACCATTTGTGTCAATCTAAAAAGATGAAATGCGTGAAAAAAGTATTACTAAACCACGATTTAGCATTATGCAAAACTAAAAATAGGATTGACAACTTACCGATTGTTTAATATAATTCGGTTTATAAGATGAAGAAATGGAAGAAAAAGGAAATTATTTTTTTACACAACACTTACCAAATGGTTAAGAATTAAAACGAAAAATTTCCAAATAAAATCAAGAGGAGAGTGACATGATGAAAGAGAAAATGATGAGCATTCACTTACGGTGTCCGTGGTGTGAAGGAAGTGAAACATTAGCAGATGGAAAAGGAAAAGTAACGATATCAGTCCAGTGTCCAAAATGTAAACATATTTATAAAGCGGATTTAGATACTGGAAAGACCGAAAAATCAAAAGCGCAAATGCGACTCAAAAATAGAAGATAGAGCTGACTGATCGTCGGGGTTTATTATAACCACCATTAAGATCGGAGCAAGATTGTAATTTTACAGTCATGCTCCGATTTTTTTTATCACGATATGTTTTTACTTTTTTGAAAAGTGAAACGGAGAATAAATACATAGAAAAACTTTTGCGAAAAAGTTTCAAATAGGAAATTACCCTTCCTATTTGAGTTCTATATTACAGACAGACGGAAAGGAAAGGAGGGAAAAAGCTGTGAGTGCAAACGAAAGAAGAGCAGAGATCATGAGAATCATGGTCGCACGAAGACAAGAGAATATGCAGGTTTTGGCTTCTGAGCTTGGCGTTTCAGATAGAACAATCCGAAATGATATCGTAGCACTTACGGCTGAGTATCCTCTGGAAACTTATAGAGGTAACGGAGGCGGTGTCCGTATCGCCGAATGGTATCACCCACATAAAAATATTATGTCGCAAGAGCAGATTTCTGTTTTGGAACAGTTAATGGAAAAAGCAGATGATGCACAGAAGAAGGTGCTAGACCAAATGCTCCGTGAATACGGCTCGAATAAGTACCGTCCTGCTGTTTAGGACAAGCCTAGTGACGACTTGGTGATCCGTAAGTAGAAACTGTAAATTGACATATAGAGAAGAAAGGATAAAAGAAGATGAGTAAAAAGATTGCATATATCATTCATCCATTTAGGGATGACAAGGAGCATAACGAAAAAAATATGAAGTTTATCGCAGCCGTAGCTGTTCGTTCCGGCACAGTTCCGATTGCAACCGCTTTGTATTTTCCACATTTTTTAAACGAGGAAGATGAAGCTGAGAGATTGGAAGGCATTGATTGTGGATTAACACTTATGGAGTGCTGTGATGAGGTGTGGCTGTTCGGTTTTAATATTTCTGAAGGGATGAAAATGGAACTGGACTGTGCAAGGGAATTGAAACTTCCGGTTCGTCTCTACGATATGCATATGAACCGTATCAATCTCAGGACACTTAAAGCAGATAAGAGAGTGACACCAGAATACAGGGATGCCATTCATCGTTTAAAACTTGTACGGTAGGTACTGAAAATGTTAGGGCAGGTAAATGCCTGTTACTTTCTGAAACCGGGTGACCGCTTGATGGTCATCCGGGCAACAAGAAAACGGAAGGTAACGGTAGTGAAAGAGTATCCGTATCACATTCTTGTGGATGTTGGGATGTATAAGGAAAGTATCAACAAAATTGATGTGCTGACAGAAGATGTCAGGCTCATCCATCGATAGAAAGGATAACGATCATGAATAAAGGATTATTACAAATTGCGGAAGGTTTTGCAATGGTAGCAGAAGGTTATAGGAAAATGGCATCTGAAGGGATGGAAATTCCAAAAGATATTCAGACAGAGGAAAAGCCGGAAAAATCAAGTACACCGGAGAAAAAGATTTCTATTACAGAGGTCAGGGCTGTTATGGCAGAAAAATCCCGTGCAGGAAAAACGCAGGAAATCAAACAGCTATTGAAAGAGTTCGGTGCGGATAAGTTATCGTCAGTACCGGAAGAACGGTATGAAGAACTGATGAAAAGGGCGGAGGTACTGTAATGGGGAAACATGCAAAATACTCACCATCCAGCGGGCATCGGTATATGAATTGTCCTCCAGCTCTTTTGTTGGAGGAACAGTTCCCGGATGAAGAAAGTCCTTATGCTGCTGAAGGTACAGCAGGGCATAAGCTGGCGGAGCATCTGATAAAGAAGCATTTGAAGATTCGAAGCAGAAGACCAACTTCCGATTACTATAGCGATGAACTTTTGGAAGCTATAGATGAATATGTTCAGTATGTGATTGAACAGATAGAAGAAGCAAAGCATATCTGCTCCGATCCGGTGTTTGCCGTGGAACAGAAAGTAGATTTGAGCTTCCATGTAAAGGATTGTTTTGGTACGGCAGATATGGTGATTGTTACGGATAAAAAGGTTCATATTATCGATCTGAAACTGGGAAAGGGCGTACAGGTGGATGCTGAAAAAAATACGCAGTTGATGATTTATGGTTTGGGGATGTTGGATATAGCGGAGATGCTTTTTGATATTGAAACCGTAGAACTTACCATCGTTCAGCCGAGAATCAGCCATTTTTCCACATGGGAAATCTCAGCAGAAGAACTGCATCAATGGGCAGAACAGGAATTTGAACCGAAAGCGAAAATGGCGTTGGACGGAGAAGGAGAATACAAAGCTGGGGAGTGGTGTCGTTTTTGCAAGGCGAGGTTTCAATGCAGGGCAAGGGCAGAAGAGTACCTTCATTTGGCACAGATGGAATTTTCACAGCCAGCGTTACTATCGGATGAAGAAATTGCAGAAGTGTTGTCAAAAGCGGATGCACTAAAGAAGTGGGCAGAAGAAATTTACACTTATGCGCAGAACGAAGCAATCACGAATCGAAAAGAATGGCCGGGATTCAAACTGGTACTTGGAAGAAGCAACCGGAAATATAGCGATGAAGAGGAAGTGGCGGAAGCTGCAAAGACAGCGGGCTATACCGATATTTACCGGACGAGTCTTATCAGCATTACAGAAATGGAAAAGCTGATGGGAAAAAAGAAATTTAATGAAATCTTGGGCAGTTATGTGTACAAGCCGGATGGGAAAGTCACATTGGTACCAGATTCAGATAAAAGAGAAGCAATTTATATTTCAACCGCAGAAGCGGATTTTAGTCAGGAGGATTAATGATTATGAGTACGAGAGTAAACAACACGAAAGTTATTATTTCAGCGAGAGCATCCTATCTTCACGCATTTGAGCCGGATTCCATCAATGGATCTGATCCGAAATATTCCGTTAGTCTGATTATCGATAAAAAAGACACGGATTTGATTGCAAAGATCAAGAAAGCGGTTGAACAGGCAAAAGAAGACGGGAAGTCAAAATGGGGAGGTAAAATCCCTGCAAATCTGAAATTACCACTTCGTGACGGAGATTTGGACAGGCCGGAAGATGAAGCCTATGCAGGAGCCTATTTTATTAATGCGAATAGCAAACAGGCACCACAGGTGGTGGATAGAAATGTGCAGCCGATTTTGGATCAGAGTGAGCTGTATTCAGGATGTTATATCCGTGCTTCCGTTACTTTTTACGCATATAACAGTAACGGAAATAAAGGAATTGCGGCAGGACTTGGAAATATTCAGAAAGTTCGTGATGGAGAGCCACTTGGTTCCAGAATGAATGCAAAGGATGAATTCGATGCAGTAGACGGTGAGGATGATTTTCTGGCTTAAGAATAAACGGGGGCGGATTTCCGTCCCCTACATAAAAGGAGACGTAAGGATGGAAATATGGAAAGACATAAAAGGGCAGGAAGGTCGGTATCAGATCAGCAGTACAGGGAGACTTAGAAGAATGCCAAGATATGTAAAAGGGAAGAGTGGCTCGCTGCGGAGACTGCCAATGCAGACATTGGAGCTCACCTATGATGAGGTAAAGAAAATCAAAAGGAAGTTAGAAGAGGGAGAGCATGTGCTGAAGATTGCAGAGGAATTTAACATTTCAAGAAAAGTGGTAAGCAAAATTAAAAGCGGGAGGTCTTATGCATGGGTAGAACGTTAGCGATAGATATTGAAACATATTCGGATGTGGATCTGATTTCCTGCGGTGTATATAAGTACAGCAGTTCTCCCCATTTTGAAATTTTGCTGATTGCATATTCCGTAGATGATGAGGAAACGGTCTGCATTGACGTGGCGAACGGAGAAGAACCTCCGAAGGAATTTATTGAGATGTTATTTGATGATACCGTGACAAAAACAGCGTTTAATGCAAATTTTGAGAGAACCTGCTTTTCAAATTACTATCAGCATTCATTCAGACCAGAAGCGTGGAGATGTACGGCGGTACAGGCGGCCATGTTAGCCCTGCCTCTTTCATTGGAAGGAGTAGGTGAGGTTCTCGGATTGGACAAGCAGAAAATGACGGAAGGAAAAGAATTGATTAAGTATTTTTGCAGCCCGTGTAAAGCCACAAAATCAAATGGAGGAAGAACAAGAAATCTGCCGAAAGATGCGCCGGAAAAATGGAGACAGTTTAAAACATATTGTATTCGGGATGTTGATGTGGAAAAACAGATACGGCAGAGACTGGCTAAATTTCCTATTCCAAAAAGGGAGCAGGAAATTTACTGTCTGGATCAGAGAATCAATGACCGTGGAATCATGGTGGATCGTAATCTTGTGAATCATGCGGTTGCTTGCGATCTTTTATATAAAGAAATCGCAACAGCGAGAGCCTATGAATTAACGGGACTGGAGAATCCGAACAGTGTGTCACAGTTGAAATTTTGGCTTAAGGAAAAAGGTCTGGAGGTAGATTCTCTCGCAAAAGATACAGTAAAAGATTTGTCAATGAAAGCAGAGGGAGATGTGCAGGAAGTGTTAAAACTTAGGCTGGCAACATCTAAGACTTCGGTAAAAAAATATGAAGCGATTGACCGTTCTGTGTGCGCAGAAAATCGTGTTCATGGACTGTTACAGTTTTATGGGGCAAACCGGACAGGAAGATGGGCAGGGCGGTTGGTGCAGATTCATAATCTTCCGCAGAATCATCTGCTTGATTTGGAACTGGCGAGAGCGTTGGTATCAGAAGGAAGATATGAAGAAGTGGAACTTTTCTATGAAAGCATTCCAAATGTACTGTCGGAACTAATCAGGACTGCTTTTGTGGCAAAGGCGGGATGCAGATTTATTATCAGCGACTATTCTGCGATTGAAGCCAGAGTACTGGCATGGCTTGCAGGAGAGGAATGGAGATTACAGGTATTTGAAACACATGGAAAAATATACGAGGCTTCTGCATCAGCAATGTTTCATGTACCGATAGAAGAAATTACAAAAACCTCGCCACTCAGACAGAAAGGAAAAATCAGCGAACTTGCATTGGGATATGGGGGTGCAGTTGGAGCATTGACATCGATGGGCGCTTTAAAAATGGGACTGACGGAAGAAGAACTTCCGGGACTTGTGAGCACATGGAGAAGTGCGAATCCTCATATTACAGCATTTTGGTGGGCGGTTGATGAGGCTGCGATAACGGCGGTACGGGATAAAAAACCATCCAAAGTAGGAAGGGTATCATTTGAATATAAAAGCGGGATTTTATTTGTCACGCTTCCGTCAGGACGAAAACTTTCTTATGTGAAGCCGAGAATGATGCTGAATAAATTCGGCAGGGAAGGACTGACATATGAGGGAATCGGGGAATCCAAGAAATGGATGCGCTTGGAAACATACGGTCCAAAGCTGGTCGAAAATATTGTACAGGCAGCAAGCAGGGATATTTTAGCGGAAGCGATGCTTCGCTTGGAAAAGGAAGGATTTGACATTGTATGTCATGTTCATGATGAGGTGGTTTTAGAAGTGCCTGATGGGAAATCTTCCGTGGAAGAAGTGAATGAAATCATGGCAGTCAATCCAGTATGGACAGAAGGACTTCCATTAAAAGCAGCCGGATTTGAAAGTCCATTTTATAAAAAGGATTAGGAGGAGATGCAGAATGAAGATTGCGGTGTCTACGGGAAACTCCCGTATGGATAAAAAATGGAATCTAACAGAAATGGAGCTTGAGAATTTTAGAGAGCGTATTTCCAAGACACAGCGTACTGCGGAAACAATGGAACAGTATCGGAAAATGAAGAAGTCACAACAGGATGATATTAAAGATGTCGGCGGTTTTGTGCTTGGAAGATTAAAAGGTGGGAGAAGAAAGAAGGATTGTGTGATTTCCAGATCTGCCTTGACGTTGGATATGGATTATGCAGTTGCAGATATTGGAGAGCAGTTGGAATTGTTTTTTTCATTTCAATGCTATCTGTATTCTACCCATAAACATACACCGGAAAAACCGAGACTTCGTTTGATTATTCCGTTATCTCACGAAATATCGCCAGATGAATATATGGCTGTCAGCCGGAAGATAGCTGAAGAAATCGGAATGGAGCTGTTTGATGACACAACGTATGAACCAAGCCGATTGATGTATTGGCCTTCCACATCTTCCGATGGAGAGTTTATCTTTCAGGAAATTAAAGGGGAGCTGTTGAAACCAGAAGATGTACTGGCTTTATATACAGATTGGAAAGATGCCAGTTCATGGCCGGTATCTAACCGTCAAAGGATAATTGTGCAGAAAAGTCTCAAAAAACAAGAGAATCCATTGGAAAAGAGAGGCATTATTGGGGCGTTCAACCGGACATTTACCATTCAGCAGGCAATTGATGCTTTCATTCCGGAGGTATATCAGCCGAGTGAGATGATAGGAAGATATGATTATATTCCGGCAGATTCTTCTGCGGGAGTGGTGATTTATGATGATGTGTTTGCGTATAGTCATCATGCGACTGATCCGGCATGCGGAAAACTTATGAATGCGTTTGATGCGGTAAGGATTCATAAGTTTGGAAATTTGGATGCAAAAGTGACGGAAGAAATAGAAACTACCAAATTACCTTCTTTTAAGGCTATGCAGGATTTTGCATCAGAGAATGAGGCAGTACGCCGGACTTTATCTAAAGAACGGGAAGAATCAGCACGGCTGGATTTTGCGGAAGAAGACTGGAAGATGCAGTTGGAGTATAACCGACAGGGAATTGTAGTCAATAATCTTAGAAATTTATTATTGATTTTAAATAATGACGAAAAGCTGAAATCAATTGTATTTAATCAGTTATCAGATGGCATGGAGATCAAAGGGGAAGTTCCGTGGAATCATCCGTCAAAATTTTGGAGAGATGCGGATGATGCACAGTTAATTTCCTATATTGATTTGAATTATGGAAACTTTTCTGCAAGAAATTATGACATTGCGGTTTCAAAAGTAACCGATGATCGTTCCTATCATCCCATTAAAGAATTTTTAGCGGCTTTGCCGGAGTGGGATGAAATTCCGAGAGTAGATACTTTATTGGTGGATTTTCTCGGAGCAGCCGATAATGCCTATGTTCGCGCGGTCACAAGGAAAACATTGGTGGCGGCGATAGCAAGAGTAATGAATCCGGGATGTAAGTTTGATACGATGCTCGTGTTGTCCGGACCGCAAGGGAAAGGAAAATCCACGTTGATCGCAAAACTGTGTGGAGAGTGGTTCAACGATTCCCTTCTTCTTTCAGACACAAAGGATAAGACTGCAGCAGAGAAACTACAGGGATATTGGATTTTGGAAATCGGGGAACTCGCAGGATTAAAGAAAACGGACATTGAAACGCTGAGAGGATTTTTGTCAAGACAAAACGATATTTACCGTGCCGCTTTTGGGCGCAGGGCAACTCCACATCCAAGACAATGTGTATTTATCGGGACAACGAATGCGGACACATATCTTAGGGATATTACGGGTAACCGAAGATTTTGGCCGGTAAAAACACCGGGAGGAACTGGAAGGGGTTCTTGGGAGATTACTAAAGAGGAAGTGGAACAGATCTGGGCGGAAGCATTGCACTACTACAAAGATGGAGAAACCATTCATCTTCCGAAAGAACTGGAACCAATCGCAGTCCATGAACAGAAAGAGGCGATGGAACAGGATGAGCGAGAAGGAACGATCCGTGATTATTTAGATATGCTTCTGCCGGAAGGTTGGGATTCCATGACTTTGTATGAACGCCGGAATTTTATCAATGGTTCGGAATTTGAAGGAAGCCATAAGGTGGGAGTGAATCGGAGAACCCGTGTCTGCAATATGGAAATTTGGTGTGAGTGTTTTGGAAAAGAACGTGGCAATTTGAAACGTCAGGATGCGAATGAGATTGCTGCGATTATGAGTAATATCGAGGGGTGGAAACGCCCGGAAGGTAAGATGCGCTTTTCCATTTACGGAGTCGTGAAAGGCTATGTCCGTGAGGAAGAATAGCGGCAATTTATCGGAAACAATCGGCAATATGTAGCCCTTTACGGAAGTTGCCATTGCCGATGAGGTATCCGAAAAAAGAGGGGAATGGAAACGCAAAAAATCTTAGAGTTTGTGAGGAAAAAAGACAGAAGTTTCCTATGTTGCCGATAGTATCTTAAATAATAAAAATTATAGAATATCGCTTTGTATGTGCGTGTAAAATGCGTGTTGCGTCATATACGCGCGAAATAGGGATATTCGGAAACGGAGTAAAAATGGTATCAGAAAAAAGCATAGAACAGAAGTTAAGAACGGAGACAAAAAAGATGGGAGGCTGGGCGGTAAAGTTCAGCTCTCCCGGTTTGGATGGGATGCCCGACCGCTTGGTATTGTTCCCCGGTGGAAAGTTGGGATTTGTGGAACTGAAAGCACCGGGAAAAAAGATGAGACCACTTCAGGAAAAGAGAAAGCGGACATTGGAAGAACTGGGGTTTTTGGTATTCTGCGTGGATAGTAAGGAAATGATTGGAGGAGTGCTGCATGAAATACGAACCTTATGAATATCAATCGTATGCTTCAAGGTTTATTTTAGAACATCCTTATTGTGGATTGATTTTAGATATGGGACTTGGAAAGACAGTAATCACGCTTACGGCATTATTTGCATTGGCATTGGATTATTTTACGGCGGGGAAAATTCTTGTCATAGCACCTAAAAGGGTAGCGGAAGATACTTGGCCGAAAGAATTAAAAAAATGGGAACATCTTATAGGGATGAAAGCAAGTCTGGTAGTGGGAACAAAAAAGCAGAGAGAGCAGGCATTGGCAGAAGCAGCCGATGTTTATATTATCAACAGGGAAAATGTGGTGTGGCTGGTAGAGAATCATCGTTGGGATTTCAGTACGGTAGTAATTGATGAATTGTCTTCTTTTAAATCCAGCAAGGCTCAGAGATTTAAAGCATTGAAACATGTGAGACCACAAGTTTCCAGAGTGATCGGATTGACAGGAACCCCATCTCCGAATGGACTGTTGGACTTATGGCCACAAATGTATTTGTTGGATATGGGACAGAGACTTGGAAGATATATAGGTGGTTACAGAGAACGTTTCTTTTTACCGGATAAAAGAAATCGTGAGATTATTTATTCTTATAAACCGAAACAGGGTGCAGAAGAAAAAATCTATAGTCTTATAAGTGATATTTGTATTTCTATGAAGGCAGCCGATTATCTAAATATGCCGGAGCGGATGGAGAACCGTGTGGAAGTGAGTATGAATGCCAAAGAAGAAAAATTGTATCAGTCATTTGAAAGAGATATGGTTCTTTCCATAGGCGGGGAAGAACTGGATGCCGTGAATGCAGCGGCACTTTCTAATAAATTATTACAGATGGCAAATGGTGCTGTTTATGGAGAAGATAAAAAAGTGATTTCCATTCATGACAGGAAATTGGATGCTTTGGAAGATTTGGTGGAAGCGGCAAATGGGAAACCAATATTGGTAGCGTACTGGTACAAGCATGATCTCATGAGAATACAGAAGCGTCTTCCAGAAGCCAGAGTGATTGATACTTCAAAGGACATAACGGATTGGAATCATGGTGAAATTGCGATTGGATTGATTCATCCCGCATCAGCCGGACACGGACTGAATCTTCAGGAAGGAGGATGTACTATCGTGTGGTTTGGATTGACATGGTCGTTGGAATTATATCAGCAGATGAATGCCAGACTTTGGAGACAGGGGCAGAAGCATACCGTGGTTATACATCATCTGATTACAAAGGGAACACACGATGAAGATGTCATGAAAGCGTTGGAGAAGAAGGAAACAGGACAGTCCGCATTGATCCATGCAGTACGGGCGAGGATTGGAGGAATGTGACATGACAGCAGAAAGGATGTTTAAGGAATATAAGAATTTGAAGAAGGAACAGGGAATTTTACTTTTTCAGTTGGAACAATTCAGCGGGATTGAGGAATCAGATGTTATCGATTCCATGATGTTCGGTCATGCTGATGACAATGACAGGGTACAGACAAGTAATCGATCAGATAAAACTGCATCCGTTGCAATAAATTATAAAAGTGTGATGGATCGGGAAAATGATGAATGGTTTGAGTTTCTTTGGAATAGATATCAGGCAGTTGTAGAAGAACTGAAATTTTTTGAACATAGCGTTGCAAGTTTAGATGGGATTCTGCCGGAACTGGTAATGGATCTGGTGCGAGGAGAACTTACATGGGAAACAATGGAACAAAAATATAATGTAAGTCATGCCATGATTGGAAAATACAGGAAAGCAGCAATGAAGGAACTGGATTTTTTGTACGAGCTTCGTGATAAACAGACGGAAGCCTTTATTTTGGGATAAGGAGGACATAAAGAAATGTGCAGACGAGGCGAAATTTATAATGTGGATTTTGGAAATAATGAAAATTCGTATAAACAGTGTGGTGTCCGTCCAGCTCTGGTCGTGAGCAATAACAGAGCAAATGAAAACTCTCCGGTGGTAACGGTTGTACCATTGACTGCGAGGGTGTGGAAGAAAAAATATCTTCCAACCCACGTACAAATACCATTAAAAGCAAGTGTTGGATTATCAAAACCAAGCATGGCATTAGCTGAACAGGTGGAGACTTTGGATAAGAATCAATTACTGGAGAAGCTGGGAGAGGTTTACGATGAGATGGTCATGCAGCAGATTACGATTGCCCTTCAGATACAGATAGGGGTTTATGCAGAATATAATTGACGAATGTAACAGCGGGTCTATGTAGATACCGCTGTTCGTGTTATAATGAGGTAAATGGGGAGGAGAAGGATGGAAGGAAAAAATTATTGGAGATTACGGCGTTTTTCATTGTTTTATAAATACTATGCGTTTGTAGATACTGAAGAATATCTTGGAGATCAGTTATTTATTCAGCAGAAAGTTGAGGTTTCTTTTGGAAAAGAATTTGGAAAAAAGGGAAATGATTACCTGATTATTTTTTGTAAAGTAAGAAAAAAAGATGAGAAAAATTTCCTAAAGGCATTAGATGAATTGGAGAAAAAAATGCTGTTAATGGGGCATCATGACTACCCTGCTTTTTGTGAGAAACTGAAACTTCAGATGCCGGGAGAGAAGGTGTAGGGGATATGATTTTAATTGTTGCGGTAGATGACAGGAATGGCATGACATTTAATCATCGGAGACAGAGTCAGGATAAACGATTGAGGGAACGGATACTTTCCATGACAAAAAATGGAAAGCTGTGGATGAATGCGTATTCGCATAAACAATTTGTGGATTCTGAAGCTACAGAACAGATTCAGGAAGCAGAGGACTTTTTGGAGAAAGCAGGAGAAAAGGATTACTGCTTTGTTGAAAATTTGGAGATCGAGAATTTCCGTGATAAGATTGAAAAAATAATACTGTGTAAATGGAATCGCAGATATCCGGGAGATTTCTTCTTTACTATTGATGTGAATGATGGAAATTGGAAATTAAAAGACGTGGAAGAATTTTCAGGAAACTCTCATGAGAAAATAACGTTGGAGGTATATGAACATGAATAAGTGGAAAAAAAGATGGATTCCGATTTTTATGGTTCTGATGCTGATGCTTAGTGGATGTGGCGCAGATGTTCAGGGAGAATCACAGCCATCAGAGGATCAGGCAGTTACGGAGCAACAGCAGGAAACTGTGGAGCAGGAAGACTGGGAAATTATAGATGAAAGCGAATCGACAGTAAATATAGGCGAAATACCGGAGTATTCTGGAGAAGCCTATGTCACGATTGCAAATAATATTCCAAACTTTACAGATTCAGAATTAAAAACGGAATCATTTGAAACCTATAGTGATTTGGATTCATTGGGAAGAAGCGGTATAGCGTATGCCAATATCGGTCATGATTTGATGCCGACAGAAGACAGAGGTTCTATTGGTCAGGTCAAGCCTTCTGGATGGCATACTGTAAAATATGATTGCGTAGATGGAAAGTACCTTTATAACCGTTGTCATTTGATTGGATTTCAATTAACTGCCGAGAATGCAAACACAAAGAACCTGATTACGGGAACCAGATATTTAAACGTGGAAGGAATGCTGCCATTTGAAAATATGGTGGCAGATTACATAAAAGAAACTGAAAACCATGTGTTATATCGGGTAACACCAATTTATGAAGGGGATAATCTGGTAGTAAGCGGTGTGCAGATGGAAGCAAAGTCTGTGGAAGATAACGGAGAAGGAATTCTTTTTAATGTGTATTGCTACAATGTACAACCGGGTGTTTCCATTGATTACGCTACAGGAGAAAGCCAACTTTCCAATGATGACGGTTCTTCAGCAGGAAATACGGAAGGGAATATAGAAGCGGAAAATGAAAAGAAGACAGAGTCCTCGTATGTGCTGAACACTAATACAAAGAAATTTCATTTACCAAGCTGTTCCAGTTTAAATCAAATGAACGAGAATAATAAAGAAGAGTTTACGGGTACGAGAGATGAATTAATCCAACAGGGATATGAATCTTGTAAAAGGTGTAATCCATAAAGGTTGAAGAGGTTTGTTAAAAAGTCGTAATGAAACATTCCCCCGTGCTGTATGCGCATGGCTGTAAAGCTACACGGGCGGACAGATGGCGTAACCTGTAACCATGCATGGGCGATTGTAAAGAGGGGATCATTCCCCTCCGCCATATTAGAATAAAAAACAGTATTAGATTGGTAGACTGAAAGTAGACTAAGAGTAGACTGACATTACATTTCTTTTGTGTTATTCTTAAGATGCGGAAAAAAGAAACGGGACTGAAAGCAGTTGCTTTTGGTCTTTTTTTTCTGCCGGAGCGTGGCTTTCCATCCTTTCCCACGCTGCGTACATAAAGGAAAGGGGGTAATTAGTATGCCGAGAAAGCCAATGAAACCGTGCTGTCATCCCGGTTGTCCCAAATTGACAGCGGGAAGGTATTGTGAAGAACATGAAGCACTACATCGTGGAGAACGGAAAAGTGCATCGGGACGTGGTTATAACAGTAAGTGGCAGCGGGCGAGGAAAAGATTCTTAAAAGAACATCCGTTGTGTTGTAAATGTGAGGAAGAAGGAAAATATGTGAGAGCAACAATTGTGGATCACATTAAACCACATCGTGGTGATCCAGTCCTCTTTTGGGATGAAGAGAATTGGCAGCCTTTATGCAAACATCATCATGATGTAAAAACCATGACGGAAGATCGGTATCAGGAATATCGATATTGATTGGAAATACCAGACAATGGTGGGGGTATCAAATCTCTACAAATTTGTTGAACATTGACCGCCGCCCCCTCAAACGTGAATTTTCGCAGAATTAAACAGGGGGGATAGGAAAAGAGGACAAGAGTTTTCGCAGATTGTGTTGTAAAACAAGCAGTTATTCGCAAAATGGGGTATGGGTATTTCGTTAAAAAGTTAGGAAAAATAGGAATTATAAGGGTCAAAATGCAGTAAAAACGGCTGCGTTTTGACCTGTTTTCATGTCTGGAAACAGGAAGGATGGTGAGAGGCATGACAGAATTACAAGCCGAACAGATTAGGAAAATGAGAACACAGGGAATTGGATATCGTGCCATCGCTTCCGTGGTGGGGCTGTCTCGTGACATTGTCAGAAATTATTGCCGGGCTCACGGCATGGATGGCTATGCTTCTGCGCTTACAAAAAATATTCAGGAACAAATGATGTTAGGGAAGGCGTGTTTGTACTGCGGGGCAGAACTGATACAACCGTCTACAGGCAGACCAAAGAAGTTTTGCTCAGATAAGTGCAGACGTGAGTGGTGGAAAGCGCACCCAGAAAAACTGCATCGGAAGGACACGGCAATTTATACCATGACCTGTGCGAGATGTGGAAAAGAATTCACAAGTTATGGAAATAAGAATAGGAAGTATTGCAGTCATGACTGTTATATAAAAGCACGATTTTGGGAGGGATTGGAAGATGGAATTCAGAAAGCTGCGGATTAAGGATCTGATTCCGGCATCATATAATCCGAGAAAGAAACTCAAGCCGGGAGATAAGGAATTTGAAAAGATAAAAAACAGTATTACGGAGTTCGGATATGTCGAGCCGATTATTGTGAATTCAGATATGACGATTATCGGTGGACACCAGAGAGCCACGGTTCTTCAAACATTAGGGTATGATGAAATTGATTGTATTGTCATTGAAATTGATAAAACAAAAGAAAAAGCGCTGAATATTGCCCTGAATAAAATTACAGGAGAGTGGAATCAGGAACTTTTGGCGGACTTGATTGAAGATTTACAAAAGTCAGACTTTAATGTTGGTTTTACCGGATTTGAGCCACCGGAAATTGAGCAGTTATTTAATAAGGTGCATGATAAAAAAATCAAAGAAGATGATTTCGATGTGGATGCTGAGTTGAAGAAACCAGCTATGACAAAGCAGGGAGATGTGTGGATGCTTGGAATGCATCAACTGGTGTGTGGGGATTCCACTTTACCTGAGACTTACGAAAAACTCATGGAAGGAAAGAAAGCCAATCTTGTAGTGACTGATCCGCCATATAATGTAAATTATGAAGGCAGTGCTGGGAAAATCCAAAATGATAATTTGGAAGATGATAAATTTTATAATTTTCTGTTTGCCGCATTCGTGAATATGGAACAGAACATGGAACGTGATGCTTCTATTTATGTATTTCACGCAGATACGGAAGGATTGAATTTCCGCAGGGCATTTAAAGCAGCAGGGTTTTATCTATCCGGTACGTGTATTTGGAAAAAGCAGTCATTGGTTTTAGGAAGAAGTCCTTATCAATGGCAGCATGAGCCGATTTTATTTGGATGGAAGTTGGGTGGAAAGCATATGTGGTACTCAGACAGAAAGCAGTCTACCATATGGGAATATGACCGCCCGAAGAAAAATGATATGCATCCGACTATGAAACCTGTGGAACTGGTGGCATATCCAATCCGCAATTCCAGTATGAGTAACTGCATTGTTTTAGATCCATTTGGAGGAAGCGGTTCTACGCTGATTGCCTGCGAGCAGACAGGGCGCACTTGCAGGACGATAGAACTGGATGAAAAATATGCGGATGTGATAGTACATCGTTATATGGAATTTGTGGGAAGTGCAGAAGACGTATATGTAGTGCGGGATGGAAAGAGAATAAAATATTCAGAACTAATGAAGGAAGGTGACACGCATGACGCAGTTGACCTTCCTTGATTTATGTTCAGGCATTGGCGGATTCCGTTTGGGGTTGGAATCCGCCGGCCATAAGTGTGTGGGATATTGTGAATATGATAAATTCGCAAGGGCTTCATATGAAGCAATGTATGATACGGAAGGAGAGTGGAAAGCGGATGATGTCACAAAACTTAAACCATCCGATGTGCCAAGAGCAGACATCTGGTGCTTTGGATTCCCCTGTCAGGATATTTCAGTCGCAGGAAAACAGCGGGGACTGGTCGGAAAAAGAAGTGGAATATATTTTAACATTATTGACCTCCTCAAAGGCAAAGAAGAAAGTGATAAGCCCACATACCTTTTTGTTGAAAACGTTAAGAACCTGTTATCAATTAATGCAGGATTCGATTTTGCCACGGTTCTGTCTGAAATGGGAGAAGCAGGGTATGACTGTCGCTGGCAGGTGCTTAACTCAAAAGACTACGGAGTTCCGCAAAACAGAGAGCGCGTGTTCATTATCGCAAATCTTAGAAGCAGAGGTAGACGAGAAATATTATCTCTCAGAGGAAAAAACGAAGCAGCTCTTAACCAAATTATAGGCGGAATGCAGGGATACCGGGTATATGATTCTCAAGGAGTTTCTACTACATTGATTGGAAATGCAGGGGGAATGGGAGCGAAGACAGGACTTTATTTTATCGACCAAAGCAAAGTTGCACCGAAGATTACGGATACTGCAAGATGCCTGACCGCAAGATACACAGCGGGAATGGTAAATCATACTGCAATGAATTCTGCGGTTATGGAAGTGCATCCTGTTTTGACACCGGAGAGGATGGAAAAACGTCAGAATGGAAGACGAATGAAAGAAGATGGAGAGCCAATGTTTACGCTGACCTCCCAAGATCGCCACGGTGTGTATTTTTGTGAGAAACCCGTTAAATCCGTGAAAGTAAAAAATGCAACAAAAACTGGATATGAAGAAGCGCATCTGGGAGATGGAATTGTACTTGCGTATCCGAATAGTGATACTCGCCGTGGAAGGGTCGGAAAAGGATGTTCACAGACATTAGATACCGGATGCCAGATGGGGACATTGATGAGATGTGGAAGAATCCGGAGATTGACACCAAAAGAATGCTTTCGATTGCAGGGGTTTCCAGATGAATTATACGAGCGTGCCGCTTCCGTGAATTCTGATTCACAGTTGTATAAGCAGGCGGGAAATGCCGTAACAGCGACGGTTGCGTATGCATTGGCGATGTGTCTTCCAGAAAGTCAGAAAGATGGTTAAAATGCTTGACTTTATGGGCGTTTAGAGTGATGTATGTAGTACCCAAAAAGAAAGGAGACTGCATACATGAGAATTGAAACGATATGTGAAAACAGAAAAGAACTGGTAAAAGCGGTGGCAGAAATATTGGGAGAACCTTCAAAATATTTAGGACCGCCGAGTTTTGGATACCAGATAGGGGGTGCAATTGTGGATCGTGACGGAAACATTGAAATAGAGGATGGAGAAATGCTTCAGAAAGAACTGCAGCGAAGGGGATTCGTTGAAAAGAATCAGGAAGAATTAAATTTGCAGATTCCAATAGAAGGTCATACCGCTGAGAGCATACGAAATCTTATTTTTATGATTCATAGTAAACAGTATCTTTTGAAGCAGGCTGTCGGTATGGAAGTTCTGAACATGAGTGAGCGTCTGATTGCGAGATTATCAGAAGAAAAAGATGCGGATATGAACAGGGTAATGGAGATTTTTGAAGAAGAAAAAGCACATTGCTTTGGGTTGGAGTTTGTGGCTGATAAGATTGTTTTTAACGGATTTCCGATGGAAGCAGAAAGCACAATTTCTTTTGCGGAATTAACTTGCATGATGGCGGAACGTGCAAAAGAGATGAAGTGGATTAATCCTGCGGAGACAATTGAGGCAAATGAAAAATACTATATGCGCATCTGGCTGATCCGTCTTGGACTTGGAGGAAAGGGTGGAAAGAAAACAAGGGATCTTCTTTTGAAAAATCTGAAAGGGAACACAGCTTTTCGGACGGAAGAAGAAAAGGAACGCGCAAAAGAGCGTAATCGGCAGAGAGCTGCTGAACGGAAAGCAACACAGGAATAATTTTCTGTAAAATACACAATTTCTTTTCCGAATTTTTGTGTACATTATTGTTTGAAATGACTGGATAATATGTGCTTTTAGAGTGATATATAGACTACGAAAAAAAGCACATAGGAGGCGCAACAAAATGAAAACACAGAAGTTCGGGATTGAAATTGAATTAACCGGAATCACCAGAAAAAAAGCAGCAGATGTTATCGCAGAATATTTCGGAACAGAGAAATTTTATATCGGGACGTATTATCAAACTTACGGGGCAAAAGACCGTAAAGGAAGAACGTGGAAAGCAACATTTGACTCCAGTATTATTGCACAGAGAAAAAAGGGTGGAAGAAGGGAGCCTGCCTCGGAAGAATATAAATGTGAAATTGTTAGTCCGATTTTAGAATATGAAGACTTGGAAGACTTGCAGGAAATTATCCGCCAGCTTCGGCATAATGGAGCATTCGCAAGTGAGCAATGTGGGATTCATATTCATGTGGATGCAAGCAGATATACACCTCAGACTTTACGCAATCTGGTAAATATCATCGCCAGCAAAGAGGACATTTTATATAAAGCTTTACAAATTGATCCGGCCAGGCTTCGATGGTGTAAAAAGACAAATGAACAGTTGATTCAAACGATTAATAAAAGAAAACCCAAAACGATGGAAGAATTAAAAGACATCTGGTATGAGGGGAGTCATAGAAGAAGGACAGATCATTACAACGATACCAGATACCACGGTTTAAATCTTCATGCGACTTTCACAAAAGGAACAGTAGAGTTCCGACTGTTTAACAGCACTACGCATGCAGGGGAAATTAAAGCATACATACAATTCTGCCTTGCAGTCAGCCATCAGGCATTGACGCAAAAGAAAGCGAGTGCCAGAAGAACAGTTACAGATAATGAAAAATACGCATTCCGGTGTTGGATGCTCCGGTTGGGATTAAACGGGGATGAATTCAAAACATGCAGACTTCATTTTCTGAAACATTTGGAAGGAAATTCTGCATGGAGACATGCTGCTTGAAGGGAATAGGCACAGCCCCACCAATGGCGGTCGAGAGACCGTCTTGAGGTGGTAGGAGGGAGACCTCACTATCAACAGAGAAAGGATGAAACGAATATGAAGAAGTTGTATATTGCCTATGGCAGTAACATGGATGAGGAGCAGATGGCATTCCGATGCCCGACTGCAACTTTAGTAGGAACAGCAATCGTGGAAGGGTATGAGTTAATGTTCAAAGGTTCACGAACAGGTTCGTATGCTACGATAGAACCAAAGGAGGGAGGCGTCGTTCCGGTATTGGTTTGGGAAATCGGTCAAATGGATGAAAGAAGACTTGACTATTATGAAGGATATCCAAATTTTTACTATAAGAAGATGCTGGAGGTGCAAATCAAGGGGAAAATAAAAAGTGCGATGGTGTATATCATGGATGAGCAAAGGAAAATAGGAGTGCCAAGTGCAGGATATTATCGGACTTTGGAACAGGCATATGAAAAGTTTGGGTTTGAGGGAGATGTTCTAAAGCAGGCTTTGAAAAATTCAATCGAGGAGGTGCAGCATGGTATTTCCGAATAGAAAAATCGTGGAGCATGTCCGCAGAGAATATCCAGTCGGTACCAGAGTAGAACTTGTAAGAATGCGTGATAAACAGGCACCGCCAGTTGGCATGACAGGGACCGTTCTCGGAGTGGATGATACGGCATCCCTTCTGATACATTGGGATAATGGATCAGGACTGAATGTGATTTATGGGGAAGATTGTGTGAAAAAGATACCCATAGTCAGAACTGTTTGTTATGGAAAGACAGAGGAGTGGTATTCGAGGGAGAAAGCAGAAGAATTTTTCTTTCAGGCAATTTTGGGAAGTGAAGGGAGTGAACAGAGCCGATACATGAAGATATATAATGAGTTAAAAATGGGATTGGACTTTTGTACGGATGGAGAAGACGTCTAAAGAAAATTTGTGCAGATTGTGGTACGGATATTGCTGGATATAAACAAGAGTCAGAGGTAACATGTGTGTACAAAAAGAACAGGAGGATTTTCGTATGGGAGAAACATACAGAGGATATCAAATTACAATCGCTTGGAATAGCGAAACTACAGGATATGATTTTATTATTACCCCGCCGGACAATGGGAAAATAATTACAAGTGAAGATTCATATTTTTATGATTACAATGCTGTGAAAGCAGCAAAAGTAAAAATCGATGAACTTTTCAAGTAAAAATGAAAGGTGCTGAGATAAAAAAGACTTCTTCGGAGGTCTTTTTTTAATGATGTTTTGGAAGGAGGTGAGAGCAATGGCACAGAGAGGAAGAAAACCTAAGCCTACGGCAGTAAAAGTATTGGAAGGCAATCCGGGGAAAAGAAGTCTGAATACAAACGAGCCGAAGCCTGTGAAGAAAGCACCGAGATGTCCTGCGTGGCTGGAAGATGAGGCAAAGAAGGAATGGAAGCGGATGGCAAAACAGATGGAGCAGTTGGGTATTCTGACAGAAATTGATATGGCTGCTTTTGCAGGTTACTGTCAGGCATATGCGCGATGGAAAGAAGCGGAGGAATTTATTACTCAGCATGGAACAATCGTAAAGACACCATCCGGTTATTGGCAGCAGGTTCCACAGGTGTCCATTGCTCAGACCTATCTGAAAATCATGAATAAATTCTGTGAGCAGTTTGGATTGACACCTTCTGCAAGAAGCAGGATTGTTACGGACAATGGTGATGATAAAGAAAGCGATGCAATGGAACTTCTGCTGATAAAGGGAGGTGGTGGATAGTGTATGATCAAACAAAAGCGGATCATGCCGTAAATTTTATTAATTGTTTGAAACACACGAAAGGGCAATGGAGAGGTGTCCCGTTTGAGCTGCTTCCGTGGCAGGATAAAATCATCCGTGATATTTTTGGAACGGTAAAAGAAAATGGCTATCGTCAATATAATACTGCATATGTGGAGATTCCAAAGAAAAATGGAAAATCAGAACTGGCTGCTGCGGTGGCTCTGCTGATGACCTGTGGTGACGGAGAATGGGGTGCGGAAGTCTACGGATGTGCTTCTGACCGTCAGCAGGCTTCGATCGTATTTGATGTGGCAGTTGATATGGTGGATCAATGTCCGGCTCTGAAGAAAAGAATTAAGCCAATCATGTCTGTAAAGCGGTTAGTATATCAGCCGACAAACAGTTTCTATCAGGTACTTTCTGCTGAAGCATATACCAAGCACGGCTTGAATGTACACGCAGTAATTTTTGATGAACTTCATGCGCAGCCGAATCGGGAGTTATTCGATGTCATGACAAAAGGTTCAGGTGATGCAAGAACACAGCCATTGTATTTTTTGATTACGACCGCCGGAACGGATCGCAATTCCATTTGTTTTGAACAGCACCAAAAAGCAGAAGACATTCTTATGGGAAGAAAGATTGATCCGACTTTTTATCCCGTGATTTATGGTATTGCGGACAATGATGACTGGGGAAGTGAAGAAAGCTGGTATAAGGCAAATCCGTCTTTGGGGCATACGATAGCATTGGAAAAAGTGCAGAATGCTTATCAGAGTGCGAAAGAAAATCCGGCAGAAGAAAATATTTTCCGGCAGCTCCGATTGAATCAATGGGTAAAACAATCTACCAGATGGATGCCTATGGATCGGTGGGATGAATGTGACTTTGAAGTAGATCAAGATAGTCTGCTTGGAAGAGAATGTTATGCCGGACTTGACCTTTCCAGTACTTCGGACATTACAGCGTTTGTTTTAGTGTTTCCGCCGAGAACGGAGGAAGAAAAATATAGCATACTGCCATTTTTTTGGATACCGGAAGAAAATTTACAACTTCGTGTGAGGAGAGATCACGTTCCTTATGACGTGTGGGAAAAGCAGGGACATCTTCAGATGACGGAAGGAAATGTGATTCATTATGGTTTCATTGAAAAATTCATCGAGGATTTGGGAATGAAATATCATATTTTGGAAATCGCATTTGACCGTTGGGGAGCAGTTCAGATGGTACAAAATCTTGAGGGTATGGGGTTTACTGTCGTACCTTTCGGGCAGGGATATAAAGATATGAGTCCGCCAACGAAAGAATTAATGAAGCTGACATTGGAGAAAAAACTAGCACATGGCGGTCATCCAGTTCTCAGATGGATGATGGATAATGTTTTTGTCCGTCAAGATCCGGCAGGAAATATTAAGATGGATAAGGAAAAATCTACAGAAAAAATAGATGGGGCAGTCGCAACAGTTATGGCACTTGATCGTGCAATCCGTAATGAAGGCACAACAGGAAGTGTATATGATGAGCGTGGCATTATTTCATTTTGATAAAACAGGAGGCAAAGTATGGGATTACGGGAATTATTTGGTTTAAGGGGAGCAAGGGACAAACCGACAAATAGTTATAATTCAGGAGTGTCTTTTTTATTTGGAAGAAGCACAAGCGGTATTTCCGTGAATGAAAGAACCGCCATGCAGACAACAGCGGTATATTCCTGTGTCAGAATTCTTGCAGAAGCAATAGCTTCTCTTCCCCTTCACTTATATCGTTATACGGATAAAGGGAAAGAAAGAGTATTTGACCATCCGCTTTATCATATTCTTCACGATGAACCAAATGAAGAAATGACGTCTTTCGTATTCCGAGAAGTCTTGATGAGCCATTTACTGATATGGGGAAATGCCTATGCGCAGATCATCCGAGATGGAAGAGGGCAGATATTAGGATTGTATCCGCTTCTGCCGGATAAAATGGAAGTTGACCGTGCGGAAAATGGAGAACTTTATTATATTTACACACGGAACACAGAAGAGAATCCCAATTTTAAGGATTATGGACGGATCTATCTTCGCAGGGAAGATGTGCTGCATATACCGGGATTAGGATTTGATGGTTTAGTGGGATATTCTCCGATTGCTATGGCTAAAAATGCAGTAGGGATGACACTTGCCTGTGAAGAATACGGTGCATCGTTTTTTGCAAATGGAGCAACACCGGGTGGTGTTTTGGAACATCCGGGCGTTCTGAAAGATCCCGCAAAGGTAAGGGATAGCTGGCATAAGGTGTATGGGGGTTCAAGAAATGCAGGAAAAGTGGCTGTTCTGGAAGAAGGAATGAAATATCAGCAGATAGGGATTCCGCCGGAAGAGGCACAGTTTTTGGAGACAAGGAAATTTCAAATCAATGAGATTGCAAGGATGTATCGGATTCCTCCACATATGGTAGGGGACTTGGAGAAATCCAGTTTTTCTAACATAGAGCAGCAGTCTTTGGAGTTTGTGAAATACACATTAGATCCGTGGGTAGTCAGGTGGGAACAGGCTTTGCAGAAAGCATTGTTATTGCCACAGGAAAAGAATGAGTATTTTATAAAACTAAATGTGGATGGATTATTGCGAGGGGACTATGCCAGCCGAATGAATGGGTACGCCGTAGGCCGGCAGAATGGATGGCTGTCAGCAAATGATATCCGGGAAATGGAAGATCAGAATCCAATTCCAGAAGAAGACGGAGGAGATTTATATCTTGTGAATGGAAGCATGACAAAGCTGGCAGATGCAGGAGCCTTTGCAGGAAAGGCAGGAGGTAATATGCCACAGGTTTAAAAGATTTATGCTCAACTGGAGTTGAGCAACACTATGTTGCGTAGTGGAATAATATGCTACTGTTTGGTGACAAGAGTAAAAAGCAGAAGATCCCATGAAAGTGGAGAATTGAAGCAGAACAAGCGGAATATAACAAAAAATAGAAGGCTTTTTCTTTTGAAAGTGGAGGATAAATCCAAAATTAGATGAAAATATCAAAAATAATAAAGTGTGTTTTAAGGACGATAATCAGAAACAGAGTATCTGGTTATGGTCCTTTTTGTGTGCTTAAAACACAGTCGTAAAAGGAGGAACAGGATGAAACGGAAGTTTTGGAACTGGGTAAGGAATGAAAATGATGAGAGCAGAACCCTGTTTCTAAACGGAGAGATTTCCGATGAAACATGGTATGGGGACGAAGTGACTCCGAAGTTGTTTAAAGAAGAATTGCAAAGCGGGGAAGGCGATATCACGGTATGGATCAATAGTCCGGGAGGAGATGTATTCGCAGCGGCACAGATCTATAACATGTTGATGGACTACAAAGGGAATGTGACTGTGAAAATTGATGGGCTGGCTGCTTCAGCAGCATCCGTGATTGCAATGGCGGGAACGGAAGTACAGATGTCTCCCGTGGCGATGATGATGATTCATAATCCTGCGACCATTGCTATCGGTGATTCTTCAGAAATGAAAAAGGCAATCGACATGTTGGATGAAGTAAAGGAATCCATTATGAATGCTTATGAAATTAAAACGGGACTATCAAGATCGAGGATTTCACATTTGATGGATGCGGAAAGCTGGTTCAATGCAAAGAAAGCTGTAGAACTTGGCTTTGCAGATAAGCTCCTTTTTTCTAAAGAGGAACCAGAAGGGGAAGAAGAAAAAGAGTTGGAAATGGAAGCAGTGATGTTTTCACGAAAAGCGGTGACGAATTCGCTGATGTCAAAACTGATTCCCAAACCAGAAAAAAAGACACCCATTGAACAGTTAGAAAAGAGACTTAGTCTCTTGGCACATTAAAAGAGGAGGATTTTTAATATGAATCAGATTTTAGCATTAAGAGAGAAAAGAGCAAAAGCGTGGGAGGCAGCAAAGGCATTTTTAGAATCTAAACGAGGAACGGACGGGTTGCTTTCAGCAGAAGATACGGCCACTTATGACCGTATGGAAGCGGATGTGGTTAATCTTGGAAAAGAGATCGAGCGTTTAGAAAGACAGGCAGCTATTGATGCAGAACTGAATAAGCCTACTAGTCATCCAATCACAAATCAGCCGGGGAAAGGCAATGGAGGAGAAGAAAAAACAGGAAGAGCCTCAGCGGCTTATAAAACTGCATTTTGGAATGCGATGAGAAAGAAAAATTATCTTGATATTCAGAATGCTCTTCAGGTTGGAACAGATTCAGAAGGAGGTTATTTGGTTCCCGATGAATATGAAAGAACTCTGGTGGAAGCGTTGGAAGAAGAAAACTTTTTCCGAAGTCTGGCAACCGTGATTCAGACCTCCAGCGGAGATCGTAAAATTCCTATCGTGGCATCCAAAGGAGAAGCAAAGTGGATTGATGAAGAAGCGGCATATCCAGAATCTGATGACAGCTTTGGACAGATTTCCATTAGTGCATATAAGGTTGCGACCATGATTAAAGTTTCGGATGAGTTGTTAAACGATAACGTGTTTAATTTGGAAGCCTATATTTCTAAAGAATTCGGACGAAGAATCGGAACGAAGGAAGAAGAAGCATTTTTTACTGGAGATGGCAAGGGAAAACCGACAGGAATCTTTAATGCTACAGGCGGAGCTTCTGATGGAGTCACGACCGCAGGCGCAAGCATTACGTTTGACGATGTTATGGATTTATTTTATTCTCTGCGATCCCCATATCGTAAAAAAGCGGTATGGATGCTCAATGACAGCACCGTAAAAGCGTTACGTAAATTAAAAGATGGGAACGGGAATTATATTTGGCAACCGTCCGTGCAGGCGGGAGTGCCGGACATGATTTTGAACCGCCCATATTTTACGTCTTCATTTGTACCGGAAATTGCAGCCGGACAAAAGATTATGGCATTTGGGGATTTTTCCTATTACTGGATTGCGGACAGGCAGGGACGTTCCTTTAAACGCCTGAATGAGTTATTTGCGGCAACCGGACAGGTTGGTTTCCTTGCGAGCCAGAGGGTAGATGGGAAATTAATTCTTCCAGAAGCAGTAAAAACGATGAAACTGAAAGAAACGAGATAAGAAAGAGGGGTGTCTACATGCTGATTACACTAGAAGAAGCGAAAGAATATTTGAAGGTGGAATATGAGGATGAAGACACCCTGATTCAAACGCTGATCGATTCTTCCGAAATACTGTGTAGAGATATTATACGGCGTGATATTCTGCCAGAGAATGCTGCCGTAAAAACTGCTGTATTATATGCGGTGGGTGTGATGTTTGAAAACCGTGGCACGAATGAAGAAACGGAAAAAATGATTCCTACATTGAAAAATATTCTTTCTTCCAATCGTGAGGAGGTGTTCTGATGGATATTGGTTCAATGCGACAACGGATTATTCTTCAAAAGCATATATTACACACAGACGAAATCGGAAACCACCAGTCTCATTGGGAGAAATTTTATTCATGTTTTGCTTATGTAAATCTTGCGTCTGGAAAAGAAAATGTTACGGATATAGAAACGCTATCGGAAGATACATTGGTGTTTATATTACGCTGGTGTGAAAAATTAAGAGAAATCAATAAAAAACAATATCGGATTTTGTTTGAAAATGAGGTTTATAACATCATTTGTGTGGATGATGTGCAGTTTACGCATAAAAAATTAAAACTGACAGCAGTTCGGGAGATACGAGGTGGAAAGAATGAGCAAACGGGTGACATCTAATCAATTGGCATCAGAGATCATGAATGCTTTGAAAGAGTATAAAGAAGTGACAGATGATGTTGTAAAGCAGGCGGTTAATACAGTTTCTGAAGAAACAAAGAAAATGGTACAATCTGCTTCTCCCACAGATAGTGGTGGGTACAAGAAAGGGTGGACTGCGAAAAAGATGAAAGATTCTGCAAGTAAAACAGAGGTTGTCGTTTATAATCGCAGCAAACCTGGACTAACTCATTTATTGGAGAAAGGCCATGCAAAGCGAGGAGGGGGTAGGGTAGAAGCAAAAGTGCATATTGCACCAGCGGAATCCTATGCCATATCACAGCTTGAAGATAAGATCGTGAAGGGATTGAAATGATGGAATTAAAAAATATTATGAAGTTATTAGGTGGTCTCGGAATTCCTATCGCATATCATCACTTTGCAGAAGGAGAATCTCCAGAGCCGCCATTTTTAATTTATTTGACTCCGGGAAGCCATAATTTCTCCGCAGATGGGATGGTGTACTTTAAAGTAAAGCAATTAGATGTGGAATTATACACGGATAAAAAAGATATTGCACTTGAAGAAAAATTGGAGAAGATTTTGGATGCACAGGGGATTTTCTATAACAAGACAGAAACATATATCAAATCAGAAAAATTGTATGAAGTGTTGTATGAATTGGAGGTATAGCAATGGGAAATAAAGTAAAATTCAACTTGAAAAATGTTCATGCTGCAAAACTGACAGAAAAGGAAGAAGGGGGAAGTACAAAATTTGAATATGGCGTGCCAAAGGCTATTCCGGGAGCTGTCAGTATCAGTCTGGACGCAGAAGGAGAATCCAGTCCGTTTTATGCGGATGGAATCGTATATTTCCGTTCTGTGACAAACAATGGTTATAGCGGAGATTTAGAAATGGCGCTGATTCCAGAATGGTTTAGAACAGAAATTTTACAGGAAAAGCTAGACGCAAAGGGAGTATTGGTAGAGAATAGTTCCGTTGCAGAAAGTGTAAAATTTGCCCTGTTATTTGAATTTGATGGGGATATTAATGCAATCAGACACGTCCTTTATAATTGCAGTGCTTCACGACCGTCTATTGAATCTGAAACAAAAGAAGATACAATTGAACCGGGAACGGAAACCTTGTCTATTACGGCAGATCCACGGTCTGACGGTTTGGTGAAAGCGCGAACAGGAGATACTACGGATGAGACAACCTATAAAGAATGGTATAAAACGGTGTACACACCAACGGAAGAAGGAGGCGGAATGGCATGATTAAAAGAGAAATAGAAATCTGTGGAAAAAAGATTCCTTTTCGTTCTTCGGCGACAATTCCCCGATTATACAGGGCAAAATTCAAAAGAGATATCTTTAAAGATTTGAGTAAACTGGAAAAATCGTATGTTGGAACACAGAAAGATGGCGCAGAATTTCAGATTGATGATCTGGAAATTTTTGAAAATGTGGCGTATATCATGGCATACCATGCGGATAACAGTATACCTTCTACGATAGAAGAATGGCTCGACCAGTTTGATATGTTTTCTATTTATGAGGTGCTGCCACAAATTTTGGAATTATGGGGAGACAATGTGGCTACGGATATCAAAGCAAAAAAAGGCTTGGCAGAAGTGAGCGGGAGATGACAACGCCCCTGTTCCTTCTGCGATGTACGGAAATAGGAATTTCTATTGTGGATTTAGATTTTTTGACGATTGGTTTGGTGATTGATATGTGGACAGAAAAAGCTAATGACAGTGTGAAATATAAGCGCTTGGCCAGTCAAGAAGACTTCGATAAGTTTTAGAGAATTATTGAATTCATAGTTTTTTCTTGATATACTTTTTATGAAAAACTATGAATTCAATTGTAATTACAAATTATATAGGAGCGAGATGGAGTGGGAATTTTTCTATAGACAATTAAAAGCAGGAAAGAATATTGACGAAACTTGTTTTTATTTTAGTGATGACGAAGACGAGAGAGAGCACATATTAGGATATTTACCGCAATTTGAAAAACCTTATTGGATTGGATATTGTGACGTAGAAGATGGATGTGAATTTGCAACAGCAAAAGAACTGGTAGAAGCATGTGTTTTTAATGGAAAATCTTTGAAAGAACGTTGGGATAAAGTTATTATATATAGTATAGAGGGAATAGATTTGCAAGATTGGTTGGAAGTGTGTGAACATTGTTATTGAAAAAAGAGGGATATATGCTAAATTTAAGTAGAATTCATGATTATTCATTTGAGAATTATAGAAAGATAAAATCGGTGAAGAGATGTGGATGCTTCTATTGTAATCGCATTTTTGATGCGGAAAAAATTCATGAATGGATAGATGATGAAAATGGACAGACGGCTGTATGTCCATTTTGTGGAATTGATTCGGTAATACCTGAAACGGTGAATAATGAGTATAAGCTAACAAAAGAATTACTTCAAGAACTGAATAGGCGTTTTCTTTAGAATCAGTCGATGAACTAAAAATCAAAAAAATATGAATTGGTTCAGTTAAGAAAATGGATTTTATGATTTGGATGCAAATTAATTTATTTTAGGTGAAATAGGAGAGGTCAGAGTGCTTAAAAGAGAGGAAATTTTAAAGTATGGATTAACATTTTCAGACGTATATGTAGATACTCCATTTCATGATCCAAACTGGGTATTGCTAAGATATGAAAAAAATAAAAGAGCTTTTGCATGGACTTATGAAAGGGAAGGACATATATGGGTAAATGTAAAGGTAGCTCCAGAATGGAGAGATTTTTGGAGAAATACATATTCCTCAGTAATTCCGGCATATCACCAAAATAAAGAACACTGGAATTCTATTATATTAGATGGGACAATACCGGATACGGATATTAAACGCATGATTGCGGAAAGTTATGATTTGATATGTAAAAAGAAATAAATAAAATAGTAAGATGGCATCGGTTCAGAAAAGAATCGGTGCTTTTTTCATGCTCGGAGAAATCCGGGCTTTCTTTATGTCTTTTTGGGAGGAGGTGCAGACATGGGAAACAGGATTAAGGGAATTACAGTTGAAATCGGAGGAGATACCACAGGTCTTGATAAAGCGTTACGCGGCGTGAATTCTTCAATTACTAAGACACAGTCTGCCCTCAATGACGTAAATAAATTATTGAAACTCGATCCATCAAACACAGTACTAGTGGCACAGAAGCAGCAGTTACTTTCGCAAGCGGTCAGCCAGACAAGTGATAAATTAGAAGCATTGGAATCTGCACAGGAGCAGGTAACGGCAGCTTTTCAAAGAGGGGATATAGGACAGGATAAATATCAGGCGTTTCAAAGAGAGGTAGAGGAAACACGAGGGAAGCTGAATCAGTATAAAAATGATTTATCTTCACTCCAAACGGAACAAGACCGTCTTTCTTCCAATACAGCAAGATTGGAAAAATTATTTTCTTCGACAGGAACACAAGTAGATGATTATGCGGATGTTCTTGGAAGTAAATTAGTTTCTGCGATTAAAAATGGAACAGCCAATTCAGATCAAATGAAGACAGCCATCGAGAAAATTGGAAAGTCTGCAACAGGCGGAAAAGCAGATATCCGTCAATTGACCGATGCGCTGGATACGGTTGATGACGGAGAAGCCATCCACAATCTGATTGAAGAATTAAAGCAGGCAGGGGATGCGGCTCAGGATACCGCCGAAGATGTGGGGCGGATTGCAGAAAATACAAAAGGTGCTGCCTTGATGCAGACCGCAGATCAGCTTTCGGCTGTAGGAGATAAAATTCAGGACATCGGAACAAAAGCAATGGATGCTTATTCGGAAACGGAGAATGCGGTCACAAAAGTAAATGCGTATTTTGGAGAAACCGGACAGGCAGCAGAAGAATCGGCAAATGTTATCAAATCTGTGTATTCAGATGGTGTGGGAGAAAGCATGGACAGCGTGGCAGATGCCGTCCTTATGGTAAAAAAGAACTTGGGTGATCTGAGTGAAACAGACCTTACTAATTTGACACAGCAGGCCATTACGTTGGACGAATTGTATGGAATTGATATGAATGAAACGCTTCGTGGCGTGAATTCTTTAATGCAGCAGTATGGTTTGACTGCACAGGAAGCGATGGATTACATCGTAGTTGGTACACAGAATGGCTTGGATAAAACAAATGAGTTAGGAGATAACCTGAGTGAATATGCAGGAAAGTTTTCTCAGGCGGGATATTCGGCATCGGAGTATTTCCAATTGCTGGACAATGGCTTGAAGAATGGTGCGTATAATCTTGACAAGGTAAATGATGCCATCAATGAAGTGACTACCCGTCTTGTGGATGGAACAATTGGAGAGTCCATCGGTTCTTTTTCTACAAAAACACAGGAATTATTTACTTCATGGCAGAATGGGGGAGCAACACAGAAGCAGGTCATTGATTCTATCGTGGCAGATATCGGAAACTGTACGAATCAACAGGAAGCGTTAAACCTTGCTGCTTTAGCATTTGGAACAATGGCGGAAGATGGAAACTTAAAATTCATTACTTCCCTGACTTCTGTCGGAAGTACCTATGACAGCGTAAAAGGATCTGCACAGGGGATGTTTGATGCAACAACAACACCGATGCAGCAGATGGAATCCAATACAAGAAAATTACAGCAGGCATTAGTACCGTTAGGAGAAAAACTGGCGGAATTGGCAAATGCAATTCTTCCACCATTGTTATCCGTGATTACTACGATTGGAGGATGGTTTGAGAGATTACCGGGACCAGTTCAAAATTTCGTCATTATTTTAGGGGCATTGCTGGCGGCGTTCACAGCCCTTACTCCGGTTATTGCAGCTATTTCTGTGGCGATGGGTACTTTGAATATTTCAATGCTTCCTATTATTGCTGTCATTGCAGCGGTGGCAGCGGCGATTGCCGGAATTATTGCGATTATACAAAATTGGGGTGCGATTACACAATGGTTCGGAGAACTGTGGAATACCATCTGTACCGGAATTGGTGCAATGGTAGATTCTCTAAAAGCATGGTTTTCAAATTTGTGGACGCACTTGCAGTCTGTATGGGAAGGAATATGTAATGTGGTACAGACGGCGGTCATGCTGCTCGGCTCTATTATTCAGGGTGCGATTGATATTATAACATTACCGTTCCAGATGATTTGGGAGAACTGCAAAGGAATTGTTTCTTCCGTATGGGAGGGCATTAAATCTGTAGTGTCATCTGCAATCCATGCAGTTTCCAGTACAATCTCATCTGTGATGGGTGCGATAAAAAACGTGATTTCTACAGTATGGAATGCGATAAGCAGTAAGGTCTCATCTGTTTTAAATACCATTAAAACTACGGTATCGACAGTATTTAATGCCGTGAAATCCGTGGCATCAACAGTATGGAATGGAATTAAATCCGTAATTTCTTCTGTGGTGGATGGCATAAAAAGTAAGGTTAGTTCCGTATTCAATGGCGTGAAAAGCACGGTTACTTCTATTTTCAATGGGATTAAAAGTACAGCAGCTTCCGTATGGAATGGAATCAAAGAAGCGATTATAAAACCAGTGGAAACAGCAAAAAATGCGGTGAAGGGAATCATAGATAAAATTACAGGATTCTTTTCCGGTATGAAACTGGAACTTCCTAAAATCAAGTTGCCACATTTTAAGATTTCAGGAAAGTTGTCACTTTCGCCTCCGAGTGTACCGCATCTTTCCATTGACTGGTATAAGGAAGGTGGTATTTTAACCAAGCCTACTGTTTTTGGAATGAATGGAAGCAGCTTAATGGCAGGAGGAGAAGCAGGTAAGGAAGCGGTTCTCCCATTGAAAGGTTTTTATGATCAGTTAGAGCATATTTTATCAAGCCGGATGAATACAGGGAAAATGGAGCAGTATCTTGCCGTAATCGCCAATAATAGCAGTAAGGGCATTTATTTGGAAGATGGAACATTGGTGGGACATCTGCTCCCGGCTATTGACAGTCGTTTGGGACAGGCACAGAAGTTGAACAGGAGGTTGAGTTTATGATCCCTGATGTGAAATTAAATGGAAAATCTGTTCGTGAGATGGGATGGATTCGGGAAAATATTGATTTTCCGACCCCACAGTCCCAAACGAATACAATCGTTGTTCCGGGAAGAAATTCTCCAATCCGATATACAGAAGCGTTAGGAAGGGTATCGTATCAGCCACGGAGTTTTACCATTGTTCTGTCAATGCTAGGTGCTAGAAAGCAATATGATCAGAAGGTCTCCGAACTCGTGAATCAATATGCCGGAAAGCTGATAAAGGTAATCCGTTCTGAAGAACCCGATGTATATGCACTTGGGACTGTAGAGTTTGCCCCTGTATATGATCCGCTGCTTAGAAAAGGCACAATTACATTGGAGTGTATGGATGGAGATTCCTATTTTTACCATGTGAAGGAAAGTGAAGTCGTGCTTTCTGGAAGTGGCACGGTTATACTTCAAAACGATTTTATGCCTGTGGTTCCAGTAGTGATCACCACAGAGGAGACCGCATTTTCTTGGAGAATAGGAGAAGATACCTATGAAAAATCCGTAAGTGCCGGAACATGGGAGTTCCCGGAAATGGAACTTGGAGCAGGGGAAAACCGTCTGAGTGTTAAGGGAGAGGGTGTCACAACATTCCGCTATCGGGAGGGGAGATTATGAAATTATTTCGTGTTTATGTGGATGGAAAGTTATTTTACCATCCACATTTTTCTCGTCTTGCAATTACTCAGGCACAGGTAAAAGAAGATGCAGAAAACATTGACAGTCTGATATTGTCTGCACCTTATAACCATCCGTATCTGAAAGATGTGAAACCGATGTCTTCTGAAATCGTGTGTAAAAAAGGAGAGAATACTGTATTTGAAGGCAGGGCGTTGGATGATGGGATTGATTTTTATAATACTCACACATGGACTTGTGAATCAGCACTTGCATATCTGAAAGATTCCATGCAGCCGCCGTATTCATATAAAGGAAATTTAAAGGGGCTTTTGGAACTGTTTCTGACAGAGCATAACAAGCGGGTAGAAAAAAAGAAACAGTTTCATATAGGAAATGTGACGGTGAAGGATAACAATGATTATATTTCTTATAGCAGCTCTGAACATTCCGTAACATTGGACGCAATACAGGAGAAACTGATGAAAACGCATGGCGGTTACTTACAGGTACGATACACACGGGAAGGGAAAATGTTGGATTATCTAGAAGATTTCACAGCCTTTTCTTTACAAAAAGTGGAGTATGGGAAGAATCTTTTAGATGTAAAAATTTCTCAGGATCATACAGAGAGAATCACGGTTTTGATTCCGCTTGGAGCAAAAATTAAAGAAACTGATGAAGACGGGAATGAAGTGGAAACTGGAAAAAGAGTGACCATTACAAGCGTAAATGAAGGAGTAGAGTATGTTTATGATGAAAAAGCCTTAAAAGAGATAGGGTGGATTTGGACAGTAGAAGTTTGGAATGACGTAACCGAGCCGGGGAATCTTCTCAGAAAAGCGAAAAGCCGGGTGGCAGAATTAGCAAAAGGTATCACAAGCATGGAACTTTCCATTGTGGATGAATCGGATGCGGGTGTTGATATTATGGATATTCATGCCAGACAATACGTGGACTGTTTGTCTCCGCCGCATGGAATTGATGGAAGATACCTTTGCGTGAGTAAGACAAGGGATTATCTGAACCCATCGGGAAACACCATCACAATCGGTGCGTCCAGCATAACACTGACTTCCTTATCAGCGAAACAACATGGGAATCTGAATACATTGGAAAAAGATATCATGGATCAAGATTCCAAATTGGAAGATATGTCGGGGAAAGTAGAAGAAATACAATCTTCAAAGATGTATCGGACAGAACTATTGGTGGAGGGAGTAAATATTTTCAAAGACCGGGGACAGAAAAGCACCATAAGGTGCCGGGTATATTCTTGGGATAAAGAGATAACGGATACATTGGATGCGTCTGCATTCTGTTGGCATCGTAACTCTGGAAATGAGGAAACAGATGCGGATTGGGATCGGCTTCATGCAGGAAGGAAATCGATTGTAATCACGACAGAAGATGTGCAGGATAATGCATCCTTTTATTGTGAGATTAAGATTTAGGAGGAATTTTATATGGCTACAATTTTAACTTCCAGTCAACAGACATTCGTTGACATTACAGATCAAAGAAAACTATCAGCGTATATTACATCCAATCTGCCGAAGACGCAGAGTGAAAATCCAAACGTGCTGCCACATTCCTATGCACCAAGCTGGGCGGTCACGAATCTGAAGTTAACTCCTGTTATTTTTCTGGATCAGACGAATCTTTCATTAGGTGCGTCAGGATTATCTATCAATTGGAAACGAAAAGATGGAACAGGTGCGGAAAGTGCATTGATCGCAGGAGAAACGGTGGCAGGAGGAATACTAACCGTAAATAAGGATAATCTTGCTACCTCTTCTTCGGGAATGGTCACTTACATTTGTTATATCAGTTATTATGATTCAGAAACAAAGAACACCGTCAACATTTCTTCAGATATTACCTACACGCTGGTTAAGAATGCACAAAATGCTAAGTTGGCATCCGTGACGGCAGATACCCATGTATTTAAATACGATGCGGGTTCTTCTTTGGTAGGGGCGGCACAGGCTACGCTTACCGCGCAGGTACAGGGAGTGTCTATCAGCAAATGGCAGTATAAAAATAGTTCTGGAAACTGGGTGGATTATCCGACTACTTCTGATAATGGCAGTGTTACTGGTGGAATATTGGTGGTTAAACCGACACATTCCGTTTTCTTTAATAATGTAGCTCAGATTAAATTATTGACAGATGATGTGGATGTTTATGATACGGTAACCATTACGAAAATTTATGATGGCGAAAAAGGTGATCCGGGTGCTGCTGGTGGTGATGGAAAAGGTGGTCTTTCGGTTATTTTAGGAAATGAAACACAGTCCATTGCTTGTACAGCAAATGGAGCTGTAGCAGCGGAAGTTCTTGTAAACATTCCTTTTACTGGGTATGTCGGAATTGAACAGACTCCCTGTACATGTACGGTAGGAACATTGCCGGATGGTGTTACGGTGAAAACGAACACGGCAGCCACGGCAACGATAGCTGGTAAGCTGTCCCTGTTGTTTGCGGCAAATGCAACATTGGGCGGAGCGTCTGTATTAAATGGAACGATAGAATTAACGTTTACAATTTCAGGGAAAAAGGTAATAAAACAGTTTTCGTGGTCAAAATCTAATAAAGGAAATGCAGGAGCGAGTGCAGTCGTGTTTTCTGTATATGCACCAAATGGAACTGTGGTGCTAAATCAGTCGGGGACATTACTTCTTTCAACATCTGCCTATAGCGGTTCAACAGCAATTACAAGTGCTACCTATCAGTGGGCAAAATATGTAGGAGGCACATGGAATAATATCAGCGGCGCAACATCTTCTTCCCTTACCGTATCGGGATCGGATATTGTCAACATTCAATCCTACCGTTGTACGATGACGTATGGTGGAAAGAACTATGCCGATGTGATAACTGTGGAAGATAAGTCTGATCCCTATGTGTCTGAAATGCTGTCTATCGGAGGCTTTACGGTAAAGAATAATTTGGGAGGGGTTGTTCCTTATGTGATTGTGCGGACAAATCAGAAAGAAGTGGATGCTCTGCTTGGAAACATCGGGGAAACTGCTCCATCAAGTCCAAAATCAGGAGATTTCTGGTACAAGGTGGATCATACTGCCCAAAGTGTTGTTTTAATGAAGTACGATGGAGCAGAGTGGAAAAATGCTACGGAAAAGCAGGCCCTGACCTATACATGGTATATGCAGGATAAAGATGGGAAAGCGATTACTTTTGAAAAGAGTGGAAAAGTAATCTATTTATCCGCAAAGGATATTGACAGTCTTGTAACCCTGCAATGTGACGTGTCCAAAGGATAGGAGGTGGCCTAATGGCATTATTGACAACGTGCCAAGCCAGTTTCCAGAGCATGAAAGACTATGAGGATGTCAAGGATGATGTGGAGGCGTTAAAAGAAAATGTCCGTGAGTGCTATTCTGAAATCAGTAAAACCTCGGAACAGATTCAGCATACCGTCAGGGAAACGTATCTTACGAAATCCGAATTGGAAACAATCCAGAAAGACTTTCAGGCAAGCATTACACAGAACAGTTCAGAAATTCGAATGGACTTCACAAAGATAACAAATGAAATCATTAATAATGTTTCTGCCAATCAAACACTTTTGGAAGAGTACATTCGTTTCAAGGGAGCATTGATTGAATTGGGAAAAGTCGGGAATGCATTTACAGCGGAACTGTCCAATGAAGAACTCTCATTTAAAGAGAATGGGCAGAAAATTGCTTATATTTCCAATCAAATTCTTGTCATAACCAATGCAGAAATTCGAAATAAGCTGTCTCTGGGCAATGAAGTCCGGGGATGGTTTGATTTTATACCGAGAAGTACAGGAAATTTATCAATCAAATGGCGTGATCCGTCTTAGGAAGAAGGTGAGAAAATTGGCATCCAGCGGAAGTTTTTCGGGATCTATCCGTGATGGACATTATGCTGTGCGGGTAGATTGGACACAGACAAAGAATGTATCGGAGAATACGTCCACAATTACTTGCAGGATTTATCTTGTAAATGACTGGTCTTTGTCGATTAACAGCAGGAATAACAATACGATGACGATTGATGGGAAGGCACAGAATTTCATATCCCCGTCCATTGGTTCAACAGGAACGCATTTGTTGGGAACAGTATCGCAGAAAGTCACACACGGAGGTGACGGTGGAAAGACAATTTCCATGAGTGTTGTGTTTAAAATTCAGGCAACATTATCAGGAACTTTCTATGATTCCATTACGGCAAATACAACCGTAACTCTGGATTCAATTCCAAGAGCATCTTCCGTGACAGCTTCAAATGCAGAATTGGGGAAGGCATCCGTGATACAAATCTCTCGTGCATCTTCATCATTTACCCATACGCTGACCTATGCTTTTGGAAATGCAACGGGGACGATTGTCTCAAAAACAGCGTCCACCTCAGTTACATGGAACACGCCGCTTTCATTGGCAAACCAAATACCGAAAGCGGTTACGGGAACCTGCACGATTACCTGTACGACCTATAACGGAAGTACAAATATTGGAAGTAAGACATGTACATTGACTCTAAGCGTTCCGGCATCCATTAAGCCATCTATTACCAGTCTGACTGCAACGAGAGTGGATGGAGAAGTGCCATCTGCATGGGGAATTTATGTACAGACAAAATCGAAAGCAACATTAAAAATCAATGGTGCGGCAGGAAGCTACGGATCGAGTATTACTGCATATTCCATTACAGGCGGAGGTTATACTAGCACGGCATCCAGCTTTACAACAGGGTTTCTGAATGCGGAAGGTACGATCACATTCTCTGCTGTTGTCACGGATTCTAGGGGAAGAACTTCAGATGAGAAGACAGTATCGATTACGGTAGTTCCCTATTCGCCTCCGTCTTTTATCAATTCAACATCGCAAAGATGTTTGAGTAATGGTGCGGTCAATGAGGACGGGACTTATGTACGAAGCGTGATAAATTTTAATTTTGCATCATGTGGAGGAAAGAATACTGCATCTGGAACAATTCATTATAAAAGAACAACAGCAGAGTCATGGATAGCAGTAGGAGCATTTGTATCAGGAGCGGCTGTTGTTTTTGGTGGGGGAAATATTTCTACGGAATATTCTTTTGATGTTCGTTATACCCTGAAAGATACATTTTCTTCTATTTCGATACAAGAGATCATTTCCACAGCAGCAGTAGTAATGGATTTTAAACGTGGCGGAAAAGGAGTAGCTGTTGGTAAAGTTGCAGAGGATGAAAATGTGTTTGAAGTGTCAGAAGACTGGGATGTGCGGGTTTATGGAAAACTTCTTAAGGATTATATCCAACAGTTTGCGAAAACAATCTATCCGGTTGGAAGTATTTATATGAGTGTGGTTAATACAAATCCGGGCCAATTTTTTGGAGGAACTTGGGTGGCGTGGGGAGCAGGAAGAGTCCCTGTAGGTATCAACACTGGTGATGGAAATTTTAATACTGTGGAAAAAACAGGCGGTTCTTCTGTGGTAACACTTACTGCAAATCAAATGCCCTCCCACACGCATACTTTTACAGGAAACGCCACAACAACAGGAAGTGCCGGAGGTCATACACACAACATTGGACGTGATACAGACGGCGGTGCAGGGAGCAGCAGATATACTGTGCATAGTAATGGCGTATCAGGTGCAGATGCAACAGCACCAACAAGTAGTGCTGGAAGTCATACGCATTCCCTGACACCAAAGGGAACAATCGCAAATGCGGGTGGAGGTGCTTCCCATTCAAATTTACAACCATATATTGTCTGCTATATGTGGAAACGTACAGCATAAGGAAATGACAGCCGACAGGCTGTTTTTTTAATACCCATAAGGGAGAAAGAGAGGGAAAGACTATGAAGCAATTTGTAACAACCATGCAATGTGTTTTTGCAGCAATGGGAGGAGCAATCGGAGCAGTTCTTGGAGGCTTTGATGGATTTTTGTATGCCCTGATTGTCTTTGTGGTAGTGGATTACATCACGGGACTTATGGCAGCAGTCATCAATAAAGAAGTTTCCAGTGAGGTTGGTTTTCACGGAATCGTGAAAAAAGTCGTAATTTTTTGTTTGGTAGCAGTCGGGCATATTGTAGACACACAGATTATTTGTGATGGAAGCGTTGTCCGTACAGCAGTAATTTTCTTCTATTTATCTAATGAAGGAATTTCTATTTTGGAAAATGCGACAAGAATCGGTCTTCCGGTACCACAGAAGCTGAAGAATGTGTTGGAACAGTTAAAAGAGGATGACGAAGAGCACCGTGAGTAGACGGTGCTTTTTTCGGGAAATGGAGGAATCTATGAAGTTAGTACAGAGTATCATGACTAAAAATCCATGCTATACAGCAGGAAGAAAGATTACAGTAAAAGGATTAATGCTGCATTCCGTGGGATGTCCGCAGCCGAATGCATCGGTGTTTATTAAAAATTGGAATACGCCATCTTATGGAACAGCCTGCGTACATGGCTTTATTGACGGAAATGATGGTACGGTATATCAGACGCTTCCGTGGAATCATAGGGGATGGCACTGTGCATCTGGTCCAAAAGGAAGCGGAAATAATACCCATATCGGTGTAGAAATGTGTGAGCCTGCCAGTATCCGTTACACAGGGGGTTCCAGCTTTACCTGTTTGAATCTGTCGGCGGCAAGGGCTTCGGTGAAGAAAACCTATGAAGCGGCAGTAGATCTGTTTGCATATCTTTGTAAACTTTATGGTCTCAACCCAACTGCCGATGGCGTAATTATCAGCCATAGGGAAGGGCATATCAGAGGTATTGCGTCAAATCACGGAGACCCGGAACACTTATGGAACGGTCTTGGAATGGGATATACCATGAATACTTTCCGTAAAGATGTAAAGGAAAGGATGCAGGGAGGAACTGTAAAACCGGATGAAACAAAGGAAATGTATCGTGTCCGTAAGTCTTGGGGAGATGCCGCTTCACAAAAAGGAGCATTTCACGAACTGGAAAATGCGAAGAAGTGTGCAGATGCGAATAAAGGATATGCCGTGTTTAATGAATCTGGAAAACAGGTTTATTCAAAAGCTGATTTTTCGCCATATCTAGTGGAAGTTACCGCAACGGATTTAAATATCCGTAAAGGTCCGGGAACAAATTATGGAAAAACTGGGAAATTTACGGGAAAAGGAGTTTTTACTATTACTGAAGAACGAGCTGGTACAGGCTCCAATAAAGGATGGGGAAAACTGAAATCCGGTGTAGGCTGGATTTCACTTGATTATGTAAAGAGATTATAAAATTCTGCCGGGCGGTAAAATGCTGTCCGGCAGAATTTTTTACGTTATTTCCCATCATAGAAAACAAACGGTATCGAAAAAAAGACTTGCTATTCTTGGGGTTTAGAGTGATATATAGACTACCAAAAAAGAAGGGAGGAGACCAGTATGCAAATTGAAGTCAGAAAAGCTGATATGGGAAAAGAGAAAAAACGTTTAAAAGTCTGTGCATATGCGAGAGTATCTACGGAAGCATTTGAGCAAGAAAACTCATTGGAAAATCAAGTGTCTCATTATACAGAGATGATTCAGTCCAATCCAGCTTATGAGTTCGCAGGTGTTTATGCAGATTTTGGAATTTCCGGTTTTAAGGAAAGCCGCCCTCAGTTTCAGAAAATGATGCAGGATGCGAAAAATGGAAAGATTGATTTGATTATTACAAAATCCGTATCACGGTTTGCCAGAAATACCGCAATCGTTCTGAAGGCTTCCAGAGAGCTGAAGGAACGAAATGTCGGTATTTTTTTTGAACTACAAAACATCAATACACTTACGGAAGCGGGAGAATTGCTGCTTACCATATTGGCAGCATTTGCACAAGCAGAAAGTGAATCTGCAAGTGAGAGTTCCAAGATGGCTTATTTACACCGCATTGAGAATGGCGAAGTCGTAGCTTATTTGGAAAGATCTTATGGATATGAAAAAGATGAAAATGGAGAATATCGGGCAAAAGAACCAGAAGCGTCCGTTATCAGGGAAATTTACGATTTGGTAATTCAGGGCGTGAACTGCACGAACATTGCAAGAGTATTGAATGCGAGAAATATTCAGACCGTTCAGGGGGCAGAGTGGACAGCGAGTACCGTTTTCCGCATTGTGGAAAATGAAATTTACAAGGGTGATGTTCTGATGCAGAAAACTTTTATAGATGGGAAAAGACACCAAGTGCAGAATCGCGGAGAAAAAGCCATGTACTATGCAAAAGACAATCATCCGCCGATTGTATCGGAAAAAACATGGGAAAAAGCACAGCGGAAGCTGGAAGACATGAGGGCAGAAAGAGCCGAACACTCTGTGATTCAGGAATTCACGGAAGAAAATTATCCTTACATGAATCATATTTTTTGTGCAAAATGTGGATGGCCTTTGAAGCCACGGGTGTACAGTCATGGGCATCGGCTTTCTTGGGATTGCTCCGGACAGAAGAGAGGGACAAAAAAATTCTGTACAGGCATTCACGTTTTGGATAACGATTTACGGAAGATGGAGATTGAAGGAAACAGATATTTTTCAGAAACCGTAGATAAGTATGGAGAGGTACATTTAAAGCATGTAGGTGAGAGAACATGGAAGAATAAGCATAAAAAGAAAAAATTTAATCACAAAGAGCTATATCCAGAATTAAATGAGGAAAATTATCCGTACTATAGACGATTGTATTGTGCAAGATGCGGAAGCAGGCTTGGACGGTATATTTCACATGGAACAGTAAGATGGATATGTTCGAGCTATAAAAGAAAGGGGCAGGCAAAATGTCCGGGAGTCCGTATTCCAGATGAAATTATAAAGGGATGGAATCTGCCTGATGGAAAAATATATATCATGGGAAAGGAAGATAAAAATGGCGAGAAGCATTACAGTTATACCAGCGAGTCAGCCTTATAGAGTGGGTGGCAGAACGCAGCAGAAAACGAGAAACCTTCGGGTGGCAGCATATTGCAGGGTTTCTACAGATCAGGAAGAACAGTTGAATAGTTTTGAAAATCAAGTCGAGTATTACACAAAATATATTCAGGATAATCCATTATATCAGATGGCAGGCATTTATGCAGATGAGGGAATTTCAGGCACAAATACCAAAAAGCGTGAGGAATTTAAACGTATGATTCGTGACTGTGAAGAAGGGAAGATTGACTTAGTCATTACAAAGTCCATATCAAGATTTGCCCGTAACACGCAGGATTGTTTGGAATATAGCAGAAGGTTAAAAAATCTTGGAATCGGAATATTTTTTGAAAAAGAGCATATCAACACTTTAGATGCATCAGGAGAATTATTGTTTACTATATTGTCTTCGCTGGCTCAGGACGAATCAAGAAATATTTCGGAGAACTGCAAATGGGGCATACGAAGTAAGTTTAAAAAGGGAATTCCGCAGGTGGACTGTACGAAATTTCTCGGATATGATAAAGGCGAGGATGGGAAGCTGATTGTAAATCAGGAACAGGCAAAAATAGTGAAGCGAATTTATCGGGAGTTTTTGAATGGATATAATCCGGCTACTATTGCAAAAATGCTGATGGAGGATCATATCAAAACTGGAACAGGAAGGGCAGAATGGAGAAGTGCATCGGTAAGGGCTATTTTAAAAAATGAAAAATATATGGGTGATGCCCTTTTGCAAAAAACTTATACAGCAGATTTCCTTACCAAGAAAGTAAAAAAGAATCATGGGGAAGTGGAGCAGTTTTATGTAAAAGAGAGCCACGAAGCAATCATTCCAAAAGAACAATGGGAAGCGGCACAACTTGAATTGGAAAGAAGGGATTCCTACATGCAGGAATTGGGATTGACTTTCTATGGATATGGCTCGGAGGTCAATCCATTTTCTTGCAGGGTAGTCTGTGGAAAGTGTGGTGCAGTTTGTGGAAAGAAAAGTTGGAAAAGCAGGGGAGTAGAGTTTTGGCAATGTAATAACAGAAGTAAAAATCATGGAGTGAAAGGATGCGCCAGTGAGAATCTCCCGCATGAAAACCTGCTTAAGGGTTTTGTTACAGCGTGGAACCAGATTGTTGCGGAAAGAGAACAATATCTTCCAAAATGGGAGAAAAAGAAGAAAGAAGGAAATCCGTTAGAAAAACTTCGTGCAGAACAAATGATAGAATTAACGTTGCAACCACCTCTTACAAAGATGCTGCCAGAACTTGGACAGATGGTTTTGGAAAGGGTAATTGTACAGGGAAAAGAAATATTGTTTATTCGATTTTTGGATGGCACGGAGATTAAGGTAAGGATATAGGCTCTGAGGTTATTCCAACAGAGCCATATTTCCTTCAGTTTCTTCCGTAAAAATTGCGAGCTGACCATCAATCATATCATCTTCGAAGGTATCAACATCTTCCGAGGTCTCGATTTCAGTTTTCTTTCCTCTTGGGGCTTTGTACGCATAAAGGGTATCCATGCGGAGCGGATGTTTGGATTTTTTGTTATAGGCAATCAGAATTGCTTCTGCAAATCCTAGAGATCCTCCACGGCGTTCTCTTGCTTGACGTCCAATTTCACGGACAGAGACACGACCAACCTTTTCTTTGAATGTCGTATCATTCATTTTATCTCCGAAAGCGTTATCTAACCGTGCGACTGCGTTCAGCATATTGGAACTGAACGACATAGGTGCGCCTTCCCAAGTAGCCACACATAAACGGAGTACACGGTCAAGAGTATGAAAACCGTATTTATCATATATGTTTACCAATGTTGACACCGCACAGATTCCTCCGGGATGAGAGGAGGATGTGATGGATAAATGATAAGATTCCACCAAGTCTTTAATAATCAATTCTTTTTCACTTCCAGCCTCGATGTTGGCCATGAAGATTTCATAAGGCAGCAGAGGCTTTACATATTTCATTTGGTTAGCAAAGATATCTGCTTCCTGAGTATAATTTAAATCATCATAGATCATACACCAGACAGGAGTTTCACGGGAACCAGATACCAATGCCACGATTTCAATAGTATGCTGTCCATTAAACACATAATTAATGCCATTCCTACGGCTTACCTTTACAGGATTGATTTGATACAAATCGAAGTTTGTAGCCGCTTTTTCAACATGGCGCAAAGATAGGTTTCTTTGATAATTTTGGTCTGAAACAAGGTTTTTGATAGGTATCTGTTCAAAATGAACGTTTGGGACATATCTTTGTAATTCTTCAATATTTTCTTCCATAATCATGCTTCCTCCAAAATCTTTGTAATTTTATCAATTACAGTCATTAGATTACTCAGTTGTATTTTTAAACGCTTTTTTCCTTCTTTAGAAGAACGTTGGAAATCAGTCACATTCATTACCCGTTCGATGGAGCTGCACCAAGAAGGAATTGTGAGAGAAAGACTGGAAAGCTCAGCATCGGGATCAAATTTTGGCATTTGCTTGATGACGGGTTTCGGCTCTGCGATTTTTTCCTTTTGGGTTGGAGCAACAACTTTTCTCCATTGAAGTTCACGCTTCATATCAGGATAGCTCAGATGTTCAATGCCTTTTTCAATCATGTAATCATATAATTTTTTGAGTTCATAATGAGGCAGCTGGGAAAGTTCAATAATATTGGCGTGAGAAATGCGAAGTTTACCAGAACGGATTCGTTCTACCATTTGGGGAGTTTTCTCGCAAATATTATCCAATGCACGACTATATTCATTGTATTTGTACACGGAAGCAGGAGATGTGTTGCATTCAGATGCTATCTGTGTTGCGGAAATATGTCTACAAGGAAGTTTCTTTTCTATACGATATGTATGACCGCCTTTTCCGGTGGTGGAATTTTCAGATGAAATACGGGCAGTAATCGCTTTTACGGCATCATATTTCTTTCCAATCACATATTTGCGGTTGGCTTCTGTAAGGTCTTCACGTTTAAGTTGCTGTGTGCAGATCCATGAGATTGCATCCTCCCGGCTTAAAAAATACATGCGTTTGATACGAAATTTGATTCCTCGTTTATGACAGATTTGATATGCTTCAACTCCATCCACAATCAATCCATTCCAAGTGTAAATCGGCTCACTGTATGCGTGGGAGCTTATTTTGCGTTCCAGTGATTTATGTTCGCGATCTTCTAAAGGCTGAATGAGATTCGTAAATTCCAGATCAAGTTTAAGGGTATAGTTGTTATAGTTACTCATAATGTTTGTTCACTCCATTCAGTATTCTGTTGCATAGAAGGGGACGTTTCCAACATGGAAAACTGTATAACTCCTGCTTTGGAATTAAATTGCCCATATAAGCGGAAAATATTTCCATATTCCCACCCGCAGTCTACAGTCATCATGGTTTGTAATAAATCTTTACAGTATAATTCATAACTGTATCCTGTTTCAAAACGATATTTTCTAACTTTATGTGCGAGATAATCCCGTTTATCGCCAGCCTTTATTGCTATCATTTTGGAATTGGGATTAATCAGTAGTTGAATATAATCAGGATCACCGAGAAGCCGTAGTGTATTACGATGAATACGAATAAGACTCTTTTTTAAATCAATACTCAGGATGGGTTGACATAGATTTTCTCGACTCATCATCTAGCACCTCACTTTCGTTTGGGACTGGTATCTGCTCCTGTATAGGAGACTGTGTTTTCTTTTTTTCATGGACATCAAATACTGCATATCCATCAAAAATATTTATCTGCAGGGCATTTTGATGTTCTTCGACAGGAACTCCGAATTGATTCTGCCACTCAGAAGGATAGCTTGCAGTTCGAGATACTCTTGGTTTTTCTCCCTCTTTGGAAGTGCGCATGAATATTTCCGGGGTTGTCAGGTCAAAAATGAATAATACTTCATCACCGGATCGGATGAGTTTTCCTAAAAGTTTGTAACGATAGTTAGGATTCCAGTTCATCAAAGAGATAACTTTCGCAAAGAATATCCGGCAGGTGATCTGTTTTGGATTTTTCTTTTTTCCTGCGGAACACCAACGGAAAGAGTCTTTTTCTTCTTCACGGCATGGCCTTACAGCAAGCTTTTTTTCTTCGGGGTTTACGAGTATCTGAACATATTCTACAGAAGGAAGTTTTTTTATACAGGCCATATTTACAGATACTTTGTAATTGTTAAATGTAAAGGAAGGTTCAAATGTATGGGCGAAAAATTCGCCACGGACAACTTGATATCCATCAAAGCTGAAATCCATGTCTTCAATGATGTCGGATTGTCCATCCTTTCCCGGTGTGATAGTTACTGGCAGGGGATTTTGAGGTTTGCTCATATCTTCGGGAATATTTTGTGCCAGTTCCCATGTGTTTACAGGTGTGTCAGTCATTATGATTCTCCTTTATTTCTTCCATAATTTCCACGATTCCTTTTGTAAGATCCGCTTTGGACGTGGTATGCAGTTCTGATTCTTTATAGGGCTGTCCTTCAGAGGTGGTTTGCCAATTCTTATTATTGGTAAAAGCAGCCAGTTCCCGTGCATGAGTTTGACTATAATAATTGTTTCCAAAGCTATTCATCCATTCTGCCGGATAACCGAGGATAGTTTTGGGTGTGGAGGAAGCTTCTGTTGATTTATTAGGGGAATCTTTGTCCGTTGTTGCAGGTGCTTCATTCGGAATGCGTACTTCGGTTTCTTTCATATTAAAAATCAGGACATTTTCAGCTCCCTTTTGATGTGCCACTCCGAGAACACGGTATTTGCAGTTTGGATTCCAGCCAAACAATTCGTAAAGTGTAGGTAGGAAGGCTGCTCCATATATATAGCGAGGAACGAGAACTCCATTTCGCAGGCGCGCCCATTGGACTTTATTTCGATTATCTTCAAGTGTGCAAGGCCGTACAGCGAGAAGATAGGAGCTTGGATGTATCAGCAGTTCTACGGTTTTAATTTCCCCAAATTTTCTGAGTGCTTCCGTACTAAAATTGAGTTTTTCATAAGATAGAGTCGCTGATATTTTTCCGGTAGTTTCAAAAAACTGACCATGTGCGATTTCATATCCTCTTAAGTCAAAAGAACCAAGTTGCGCAGTAATAGGGATTGTATCCGAAAGCGTGATTTCTGAATCGGGAATACTGGATGAAGCAGCACGATAATCATCTGGTTTGAATCCGGCCCAACGGGGGTTAACTGTGATGAATCCTTTTAGTGCTCCGTCTGGAATCACATGAAGTTCAGGAAGCAAGGCTTTGTTTCCGTATTTAGCATTACTGATTAGTTTTTGAACTGCAATGAAATCATCTCGTGAAATAATGGCTTCATGATGTTCACGTTTTCTATATTGATTACGGTCTTGATTGTTTTTTCGGGATTTATGATCAAGATAATTTGGTGTCCATGTTTTACGGGCAAGCACATCACCACAATGTCTTTCGTTTTGTAAAATCTGGAGAACAGAACCGGAAGACCATACTTCATTATTCTTTTTTGTTTTACAACCAAGTTCCGTAAGCGTATCGGCAATTTCCTGACAGGTATTTCCGTTCAAATACATATAAAAAATCAGCTTTACGATTTTCGCCTCGTGTTCATTAATTTTTAATTCTCCGTTTTCGTCTTGATCATATCCAAGCAAAGGGGGTGTCAGGAATATTCCTCGGCGAAAACGCATCTCAATAGAGGCATTCATGATTTCACTTTTTGTATGACTTTCCTCTTGTGCAAGGGTAGACATGAAGGAAAGAATCATTTCGCTTTTGGGATCAAGGGTATTTAAATGTTCGGTTTCAAAAAATACACCGACCGGAGGACGGAGAGAAAGAAGCTCCCGGACATAACCGATACAGTCCACGACATTACGAGCAAATCGAGATACACTTTTTGTGAGGATAAGGTCAATTTTTCCATCTTCGCAGTCTTGTACCATCTGTTTGAAGGCTTCTCTATGCTGCAGAGATGTACCGGAAATTCCTTCATCGGCATATATTTTTACGAGATTCCAGTTAGGATTACGATCTACTACGTCTTGATAATGATTTTTTTGAAGTTCATATGAGGATGTCTGTCGAGGATCGTCTGTGGAAACTCTGGCATAAACAGCTACCCTTAACATGGAAGATGTTTTGAATATATCCGGTTTGGGGAGAGCAGGAATGACATCAAGCTCATCTGGATTTATTCCTTTATATCGCTCACGAATGAGAGCTTTCTGTTGTTCGATTGTTTCAGTTCTTTCTTCATATTCTTTCATAGGTCATCAATTCCTTGTATTGCGATTTATTCTCATTATAATTTTTTTGTGAAAAAAAGACATAAACCACCAGTTAATTAAATAACGGATGGTTTATATAAAGTGAAATGGATTTGTGGTTCAATTATAGGTCTTTTAAATTGTTATCCTTTAGAAGTATTTTTTCAATTAAAGACCAATCATTGCTCCGAAGAATATCCTTTACTGCGGAAAGAATCAGATAGATGAAGCGTTTTTCGTTTTTGGAACAGTCTGCCATAAGTAAGTCAATATCTGTTTGATATTCTGTAGGATTGTAAAGCAGATTTCCATAGAGCAGTTCATCCAACGTAATTCCCAGTGCATTGCAGATTTTGATAAGAGATTCTAAACTGGGTTTCCGCTTGGCATTTTCAATGTAGCTGATATAGACAGAAGATAAATTTGCCAGTTCAGCTAATTCTTCCGCAGAGATTCCTTGCTGATTTCGGGTTTCTTTGATGCGGATACCAATTAATGAATAGTTTATAGGCATGTTATCACCTCCTTTCGCCGTTTGAGCAAGTTCTATTTGGAAATCTGCTCCCGGCTTTTAAAGGTGAATTGTACAAAAGTACATACTACACTAAAGAGGAGTATAGCACATGTTAAAAATAACGAGAAGATGTCGGAATAAAGGGAATTTCGTCGATGGATTTTTATTGCGGAATTTGTCTTCAAATGGTATTATCGTAGCGAAAGGAAGGTGGAATAATTGTCAGAATATGAAGAAGAAATGCTTTTGAAAGAGCTTCAAAAATGTGGATTACATTTAAGAAAGTTAAAGGAGAAGTTATACTGCTACTGCGAAAAAAGAGTCTTTGTAAAAGGTTCGACAATTTTAAAGATGTATGCTAAAATTGAAGAAACTCAAAGAGAGTATAACAGACTGGATAATCGTCTGATAGAACTGGAGAATGCACAATAG